TTAATCTTCCTTATATTCTATAACATCCTCTATCTTGCAATGAAGAGCTTTGCAGATTCTATCTATCTGCTTTAAGTTGACTGGCTCATTCTTTCCCATGCTTGCCATGGTTCCGTAGCTGAGTCCAGTGGCATTTTTTAAATCTTCCTTTTTCATCCCTTTATCAATTAAAGTTTTCCAGAGTGGATTGTAGGATATCATCGTCAATCTCCCCTCTTTTCTTTATACATCTTATACAAGCATATGAGAATTCCTACGGAAACAACGATCTTAGTAATATCTAAAATAATATTTATCATATAGACCTCCATTTCATTTGACATGTGTTATTGTGTGCTGTATATTAAAGTTGGATTCAGGGGAGCTCTGACCTCCCCGTTTCCTAACTGAATGTTTTGATCAAGTCTACAATGGCTTGAATCAAATTCAAGATTGCGGTTATGAAGACTAATTTTGCGAGCAGCTCTTCATGACCGCTTTCTTTTTTTGGCTTCTTTCGATTTTGATTCATTTTATCACCTCCTGTTCTTTATGTTATTATTATATCTCTTTTTCTCTATTATGTCAATGTTTTTCTTCAATTTTTTAGAGATTTTCTTCAATAAACTATTGACATGTGCGGTACATATGGTAATATACAAACATAAACAGCAGAACAAACATTCGCATAGACGGTGCGAGGTTTGAGAGATAATAGGAGGAAAATAATATGTCAGAACTTTTAAAGAAACAGAAATTTGGAGTCGAGGTAGAATTTACAGGAATAACAAGAACCATGGCCGCTGAGGCTGTTGCAGAAATCCTCGGAAGTCATGCCGCCGGACCTGATCGCACTTGCTATCGTACTTATACGATTCGAGATAGCAAAAGAAGAATTTGGAAAGTAATGAGAGATTCAAGTATTTGTCCAGTTAGAAAAGCGGGACGTGAATTGATGGATGAATATAGAGTTGAATTTGTAACACCACCTCTTAATTATGAAGATATTGAAGCACTTCAGACAATAATCCGTAAATTTAAAGAACTCGGCGGGGTTTCTCATAGCAGTTGCGGAATACATATTCATGTTGATGGCGCAAACCATACAGCCACTTCTCTCAGAAGATTGGTAAATTTCTTTTTCAGCAGACAAGAAATTATCTATGATGCTCTTGCAGTGGGAAACAGAAAAGACAGATGGTGCAGGCCGGTATGTAAGGATTTACTGGATACAATGAAAAAAGAAAAGGATCTTGATACAAGAAAAGTTGAAGAAATCTGGTACAGCAGTGCGAACGATCAGTATCATGGTGGTATTGACCATAGTCATTACAATTCAACAAGATACCACGCCCTGAATCTTCACAGCTTCTTCCAGAAAGGCACAGTCGAATTCAGACTTTTTAATAGCACTCTTCATGCCGGAAAAATCAAAGCCTACATTCAGTTTGTTCTCGCTCTTTCAGCATGGTCTATTGAATCTTCTGATAAGATAGTATTTCGATCAATGGCAGGATATACTGCAAAGAAAAAAGTCACTTTAATGTATAATATTTTGACAGACCGTCTAGGACTTTATGGAGATGAATTTAAGACTTGCAGATTTCATATGATGAAGCAGCTTCGAAAAAATGCAGAAAATCTTAATGCAGCATAAAACTTTATGGCAAAAAGAGAGGGAATTCCCTCTCTTTTTTGTAGATTGTTGCAGCAATCTACTTTGTGTCGCTAGATTTCTGGGTTCCCTGGCGTGTATGGGTTATAGATGTTTCCTTGTTTGGTACCCTTATAATCAATTCGTCCAGCTCACAATTTAATGCTTCACAAATTAAATCAAGGTGTTCAAGGCTGACCCTTTCTGTGAGCTCGTGGTACAACTCATTGATGGTATTGGGTCTGATTCCAGTTGCCCTCGCCAGATCTGCTTGAGTAAGTCTTAACTCTCCCAGCTTTTTCGACAGTAAAATTTTAATCATGCCATTGCTCCTCCGTTATAAATTACCACTTTATGGTAATACATGACGGAATTTGTTAGATTATATCGTTTTCTGCTATATCCTATCGAATTTACGCCAGAAATTTAACTGTGTGAAGCTCGTTTATCCTATCACACCAGATGTAGAAAAAATAGCGGTAATATATGGAAGGAATTATCATTGACTATACCACGCATTGTGTGGTATTATTTCATTATGAAGGAGGTAACAATTATGAACATTACGGAAATGAGAAATTACATAGGAGTCTCCAGAGCGGAGTTCTCAAGGAGATACAACATACCGATTAGAACGCTCGAGTCATGGGAAGCAGGAGTTCGAACTCCACCGGAATATGTTCTGAATTTATTAGAAGAGTCCGTCAGGAGAACAGATATCATAGAAGTAACATTTGTATATGATACGCTTCTGGGAGAAGGCAAGATCCACCCATGGTCTAAAGATTTGGATGACCAATGCGGCGCCGATCAAGCATCATATATGACTATATTAAGCACAGTTGATAGGTTTCGGGAGAGGTATCCTAATTGCGAATGGGAAGACGAAGATATAGATTATATTGACGCAATAGAAGGTTTTGCTACGAACCTCTTAATAGCAACGTTGGGAAAAGGAGAGGCGAATGAGTAGAGGAAACGGTACTGGCTATATCCCAGATAAGAGTAATTTAAAGTCGAGCACTCGTGCACTAGCATTAATTTAATTGCGTTTCTTCTTGACATACCACCAAATTGGTGGTATTATATAATCATCAAAGGAACGGAGGAAACAGAAATGAAGAAATACAACTTATCAAAAATCATGAAAAGGGCATGGGAACTGGTTAAAAAGTCAGCATTAACTATATCCTCCGGTCTTAAGAAAGCATGGGAGGAAGCGAAAACAATGGAACAAAAATTAGTTGAACTCGTCGGAAGCCCAAAACAGATTGCATGGGCTGAAGATATAAGAAAAAACATGATTTCGTATTTATCTGCTCTCGTTAGAAAATACGAAGCTGAAGACAGACCTGCTCGCGCAGAAAAAAGAGCTAAAGATATGGAGATTCTTAGCAACATCAAAGAAGCTTCATGGTTTATCGAAAATCGCAGTTATGCCGTATATTCTACAAATTATGATTCAAACGATTTAAGCGAATTAATGGCGAACCGAAATGAAATGAATTTATATGAGCGTATACATAAATATGTCAAAGAACATTGATAGAAAGGGGGACGAAATGTATGTATAAATATAATCAATCTGAATTTGAATCCATGATGGATGAATTAATGCATGATTTCAAGAAAGGCTGTGGAAAATCTGAAGCCGAACTTGATGTAGCTTACAAAATCTTAAATCCCTCTCCTGTCGGTGGGTTTGTCGACAGCCTCGTTAAAATGGATAAAGATTATAGCACGAATCTATGGGAGATCAAGCGAAAACAGATCAAAAGTTTTATACCTGAATGCGACGGATACCAGTTAGACGATATCGTGGCCTATTGCCGTGCGAAATTCTTTAAAGAAGAAGTCGATCGTATCATATATGATAATTCTATCGCTGAAGAATGTGATGTTTGTGTATATGCGGACGGTACTATATTAAGTCCGGAATGGCCATATTTATGTGCAAAAGTATATGTGAGTATTAAATGGATTGACGAAAATAAAACCACTTACACCCGTATTTTCCCATCCGCGGTAGGATTCATGTCTTACAAAACAAAAGGATCTATGGAAGATGATCTGAAGCAAAAAGAAAATATGTCCACCATGGAAATGCGTGAACACTTAAAGATATCCCGAGCAGAATTCTCAAGGAGGTACAACATACCGGTTAGAACGCTCGAAAACTGGGAATCCGGAAAAAGCAAATGTCCGGATTATGTGAGACAGTTGTTAGAGCGAGCTGTCTTGGAAGATTGCGAAGTGAAATAGGAGGCGTGTAAAATGATTAAGAGAGTAAAACTTGAAACCATTTACAAAATGGCTAAAGAAGATAACGAGAAAATAAAAGAACGTAAACTTTTCCCGGACGGATGGGATGAAAAAGTCTACGATTATTATAACAAATTGTCGAAAGAATCTTCCGACGTTGAAATGTTCATGGAATTTCTGGGCGGTGAAGATTCGCCGCTAGAAATGGCATACGCATACAGGAGAAACATGTATATCATGCTGTACACAATGAATGCAACAGATACGATAGCATTTGTGGATGGCGAATATGATATATTCTACATCGTATCAAAAGACGGCGACGATTATAACAGCTGGGAGTGGTGTTTCACAAACAATATTGACCCGATCAAATACAGGGGTGACGACGGAGACGAACCGGTCCCGGAATGGCTCATAAAAAAATGCGAAGAAAAGATAGGGGAGGAATAATATTATAAAATATAATTAGCGGTTTATTCAAAAGGAACTCCGTCTTTATAGAGTTCCTTTTGATGTGATATATTTTAATGTGATTTTAGAAGGCACCGTCTGTTAAATCAACTTCTTGAAGTATCCAGCTGGGACGAACTCCCTTACGAATCCTTCGTCATTTGGATACGGAATCCGGATGAAGTACCATCTTTTTCCCTTTACGGTTTCGGTGTATTTCATCACATCTACAACCGCATTCTTTTTAATCACTGGGAACATTTTAGCTTGAGTTTTGCCAGCTGCACTATAGCACTTGCAATCCTTTGTGAATCTGGCTACATAGGCTACTGTGTTCTGTTTCTTCTCTGTGTCAGAAGCAGAGAAAATATTCCCTCTATACCTGAGCACACAATTCCAAGGATAATTCCGATAGCTCCGGATCAAAAACTCCTTGCCAGTCTGATCTCCCGGTTTACCTCCATGAGCGGTACCTTTCTCGTTAATTGAGGCTTCTACCTCTTTGCCATTTCCACAATACATGGCTACATGATGCGCTTCATTCAGCAGCACGTCTCCTCTGAGTAGACCAGATCCGGTTGCTACGTTAACTTTGCTCGTTACGTCTACAAATCCATTTTTCAGGAATACGTTCTTCATATCTCCTGTGTATGTAGCGCCACCAGACTTAACTGGAACTCCGGCGTTCTGCCATGCCTGAATTACAGCGGAGGAACAGTCGTAATCTCCTTTTTCTCCCCAGCGGTAGTCCTGATCGTAACCGTGAGAATCATCTTTCGCCCATGTCTCCATCTGCCTTATTGCTTTTTCTGTTTTTGTCATTGCTGCATCTTCCTTTCTTTCCGCAGTCACAGCATAATTCCTAATCATGCTGATTACCGCTTTCTGTCTGTCTGTGTAATCTCCTACCTGGTTCGGCGTCGAGTCTGCCGGATCCTTACATAACGTTATATAAATCTTGTCTGCAGTGTACGGTTCCGGAGTTTTAGACAAGATTCTTTTCAATGCGTCAAAGCCACCCTGGTGCAGGACATTAATACATTCCATCATTGCGGAATCCGGCATGGATCCGTATGTTTTTTCGATGCTCTTCGCATATGTCTGTATCTGATCTTCCATATATTTGTCCTGGCATTTCTTCCCCAGATTAGTGCTAATAATGCTGATAATGCACTGACCTTTCGCAGATTCCGCTGTTACGGCGTATGTATCCCAGCTCTTCATCAGCAGGTCTTTTTCCATACCTGCATTATCCATGTCTTTGAATAGCTTCGGGTTTGCTCTCTGAATCCGGTATAACAGTTCTTTTGCTTCTCCTGCGTACCACTGGCCCGCACCGATCGTAATAGCTTTTTCATTGCTACAGTTCGCTCCGACCCCGGCAAAGCAGGAATAATCCTGCTTACCATATACCTGATCTCCGGATTCCACTGCGTACAGTATTTTTCTCAACACAGTTATATTTTGCTTATCCATAAGTCCACCTCACAAAAAAGAAGCCTTAAAACAGGCTCCTAACTACTCGTTCTTATTCGGGAGTTTGATCTGTCCAAGTGACTGAATGACTTTATCATATCCAACCATTGCAGACAGCCATGAAAGCAGGATCAGCGCAATAAGGTATACTGCCATCTTGCTGTTGATCTGTGCATCCATCAAAATAATATATCCACTTCCTACAAGCAGGGACAAAACTACAGCCACCCCTCCTGCAAGGAAATTTGCCTTGTAGGTTTTTTTTGACTCTTCAAGCAACTTCTTAATACCTTCAGTCACTAAGCCGGTAAAGATTGATACAATCATAAGCAACAATAAAAAGCATTCTAACGTCATAAATTATCCTCCTCATCTATGTTCCCGACATTCATGTCGGATTCATTTTGTTCTCGTCCTTCTTTTTCATCCTGTTTCTGCCATTTCCGATCCTGCTGTTTGTCTTTGTTTGTCCGGATCCAGCCGCATATGCCACACTCTCCAATCGTTGCCGCCACAACTGCGCAGGCATATGTTTCCGGCATGCTATCACACTGTCTGTACAGCAAGATCATCTGCCAGTTGAACCATATAAAAAAAGCGCCGACAAACATCAGCACCAGGTTCAATGTTCCGACTTTCTTTATCGCCGAAACTATCTTTTTTAATCTTTTTTTCATTTTACCTGCCGCCTCCAGTGTTTACAGAAAAGAATGTTCATCACTACATTTATCATAAATCTTCCTGATATTCGAAATCGAATGAACTGCTTTTCCATTTGGAAAGTGAGGATGATCGCTACAATAATTTTCATAAGTATCAATATCTTCAATAATCTGGTCAAAATGTTCCTCTGTATGTTTTACATCATGCTTAACCTCATCATTAAATCGAATAATTCTGTAACGTGCATTCTTAGCGTTTCCCTCCTCGATTTTGTCCATGACTTCTTTATTCAGTACGCGACCAATTGATCGTCCCAATGCCGTCCAAGGATTTACCTTGATTGGTGCTACCTGTACTAATGTAAGAACAACAAAAAGGATTCCCCCGCCAGCTTCCAAAATCTCTTTTAACGTCATTTCAATACCTCCGTATTTAATTTCTAAAACTTCTATATTGCTCTTACGGCGGGCTTCTTTGGCTACACATAGTTTTACCTCCATTAAAAAAAGAGCCTGTTGTGGCCCTTTTTACATCATCAATTCTTCATCATCTGCTTCGACATACTTTCTGCAATGAAATTCTAACGTATCCATATCACGTTCAATCTCATCAAGGGTTCTTTCGCTCGCACCCTTATTAAGCAGCAGAAGATCATAAATCAATGACCATTGTTTACTTATTATCTGCAGTTTCGTCATTCTTCTTTTGCCAGTTCTCCCATTCCGGAATCTTCCAGGATTTCTTTTACCTTTGCTTTCAGAAGTCTCGGTACCTCTGCATAAGTTTTCTTTCCAAGCATAATCTGCTGTGCCCATAACATTGCAATCATTTCTTTTCCTCCATCATTCTGTAATAATATAATAAGGTTGTTCAACAGTTTCATCATTACTGATATACCAGTTCTGACATCTCAAGAACGCAACTTGTAAGCATTTCGTTCGAAGCTTGCAGTTCCTCTAATTTCTCTTCCAAGCTCTTTTCAACTTCCGGAACATAGGACATATATTTCGCAGGAGATGCCCTTACCGTTTCTTCGTTGATCTTATCTGCAGACTCCCTGAACTGGTGATAATCATATTCATACATCATCTGCTTTGCAGAGTCTTCCATCTGTCCCTGTTCAATTGTCACTTTCTGCTCATTCAGGCACAGCGTGACATCTACCATGCCATTATTGACAGGCTGCCAGCGCACTTCTGGCTGACGTTCCATATATTTCGCTTTTTGCATGTTTGCTGATCCTCCTTTTTGCAGCTGTGCAAACAGCATCAATGTTATATTTTCCCTTGGCGTATTTAGAATCGGTATGTTTGAACCATCCATAATAACTTGTACATTTATAAGCGGTCTGTAACGGGATTTCCATTTTATTTTTCATACAGTACCAAGCAACAGAATACGCTTTCCTTGCCCGTAGAAAGATCTTGCTACGGATTTCTGTGTGTTCCCTATAAATTACATAGCCCATCATGTCTATTGGCTTACCTCGCCTTTCTGCCTTATCCTTTTCTCTGTAACTATCGTATTTTTTTCCTGTTTTAATACGATAATCAATCGGGAATAGGTCTGCATCCGGTTTTATTGTGAGTCCGTACTCTTTCAACAGGTACTTTTCTAACGCCCGAGCTGCCCTCTTAACATCAGCTTCCCGGGCTCCTATGAGCAAAATATCATCCATATACATGATACAAAAATATACAAGTCTTTTGCTTTCGGTAGCTCCATCACGGTGTTTCCTGACTTTATGTAAGCCAAGAACATACACATAAGCTTTCGCAAGATAGTAATTACAGAGAAACTGGGATAATCCTGATCCTATATTAAGTCCCTGCTTGTAGGTTCCTATTAAGAAATATACAAGATATAGCAGGACTTCATTTTTTACATCATGTTCCAGCATTCTTTTTAGCTTGCGGGTATCTACAGATGGATAGCACTTTTTTACGTCACCTTTCCAAGCGTACCGAGACATGCTGTATTTCTTCCGGATCTGGTGCTCTATTGCTTTCTTTCCGCCGAGCTGTCCTTTTCCCTTAATGCTTGCGTACTGATGGTATCCCAGCTTTCGCCTCCAGAGTTCATCCAAACCTTCACTGGCTATTTCATCCAAAATCAGCTGTTTTACGCTTTCTACACCGATTTCTCGGATTTTTCCATTGACCCCATCTTGTCTCCAACTGTATTGAATAGGTTCTACTTTCAAACACCGGTTCTGGATTTCATAGCGCAGGCTTTCTGCAACTGTATGGACCAGACCAGATACCATGAGATCTCTTTCGTCTGTGTCCCGAAGCAATCGTTTCATAGCCTGCAAACTCATTGAGCTTGTGCGACCATGCAGATACTTTGCCACATCTGACCGTTTCCATTTTTCGTCAAGTGCTTCGTAAATTGAATCTTCAATAAAATCATCTGCTAAAATATTTACATTCTTGCAGCATTTCTTCATAAAGGCATTTTCCTTTCTGTGTGATTCAGGGACTTTCGGTTGTCTACTAGCCCCGGCTGACAGCGCACCTGCCAGTCTCCCCTTCCCACTCTGCAGATGTCAATCTACTTCATGAGAAAGGAATGGCCTTTTATCACGTATTTCGGGTATTCCCAAGTATAGGCTTCTTCAGCCGGCTTATGAGGTCAAGTATCAAATTTTTTATCACAGAAATTGTCGCGAGGATGTTCCACCAGGTATTCGTCAGGCCATTGTTGCCATTCACGTACGACGGGCCAGCGATGCCGCCGTTGTTCAGATTGCCGCGCCGGAGGAGCTCCCGGACCCCATAAGTCCTTATATTATATTTTTTGTTACTTTAAACCGTCTGTATTTTCATACGGTTAAATTCATCATTTTAAAATCATTTGTAGCCATTGGAGGGGACAGCCCCTCTGTCAGGCTGTCGCCTGCCATTCACCCCGTACGGCGTTAGGAGAAAGGGTCGCGAGGAAGTCCCACCAGGCAGCCGTCAGGCCAATGTGGCCAACCACGTACGACGGGCCAGCGAAGCCGCCGTGGTCCAGATCGCCGCGCCGGAGGAGCCCCCGGGCTGACTTTTGGCCAGCCGAAGGAGTACTTCCTGTATGCCATCCATCTGCCCAATAAGCTTTATCGCCACCGCCATATGTCACTGGATACATAACTCCTTTACCAAAATCAACCATCTGCTCTTTGATAAATTTCCACGCATTGTCCGTTGCAGGAAAACTTCCAACTTTTGCATACGAACTAATTATTGTATCTGTATTAGTTGTTAACAATCTGGCATCATCACATCTATAATACGTACAGCTCGTATTTCCATCAGAATCTGTCTCTATAATATGAACAGAGTTTCCAGATACCGAAAGGCCTCCCGGCATAATCTCAATGCCATTAATCTTGCAGATATTCTTTCCATCTGTGTTAGATACTGGACTTCCATCGTAACCTTGTACGGAATCAGTGGATCCTGTCTCCCAATGCATTGCACTTACCTTATAAGTAGTTGCAGTTGTAAATGGAGCAGGCACATCCAACACTAAGGCACTATATGTATCGTCTACTTTCTGAATGGCTGTAATTTTTGCGCTATCAACGATATTGTGCATATAATTATTGCCTCTATCGAAGTTAGTGTTCGAACCTGGATTTCCAATGCTGACCGACGAACCAACAACAAAATAATTCGCCTGATCTTTTGTGAGAATTACTCTCTTTGCATTCTCTTCAGCAACCGCAATATTATACTGACTACTGTAAGCTGTGCATCCTCTCATATAGGCCTGCAGATCTTTTGTTCCGTACTTAATCATTGTCAACGCCAGAACCCATGCGGCATCAACATCTGTTTCAAAGCAGTATGCCGGACCCTGTTTTCTTGCATAACCGTAATTTGCATAGGACGGTTTGCTGCGAATAGGTTTTCCATTTGACACATATGGTACTCCGTCGATCTCGACTGCTGCACCTTTGGGATGGATCATCCAACCCTGCACCGTGCCATCTGGCCGGACACATTCCTGCATAGGTCTGTAACCTTCCTTTTTTCTCGGAAGCATGGACCAATGGTGAAGCCAGCCGTTGTCCTCAGCGTTTCTCTCTTTTTTGTAGTAGAGTCCCATGTTAAGGACACCTCTATTGATTTTTCCCGTAGTTTTGTATCCAGGCATTCCTTCAATTGCAGTAATCTTCTGGTTTCCATCATCATCAAGAATCCAGTTGCAGTTGATTGGTCGGAACGCTTCCAGGGTGCCGATTTCATCTTTCCCTGCCGTAGTATTTGTAGACGGTGTGCAGGTAAGCCCTGCAAGTCCATCAAGGCGGTTCACCGTGCAGGCCTGTGTAACATCCGGATCAAGTTCTTCTACCGTATAGATTTCTCTCGTACGGCGCATAGCATAGTAGCGCTCAATTGCACTCTCTAAAGTGCCACCAGCTGCATTAATAGCTGCCAGCTGCTCAGCTGCTACGCTTTTAATCCCCTGTGTCTGTGTTGCTGATTCAGCCTGTACATTTTTAATTTCAGATGCACCTGTATTATTGATCTCAGTTTTTCTCGCATCGATTGTGTCGTTTATAGCTTTCTGAGACGCATCCACCATAGCTTTTTTTGTTGCAGTGATTTCATTTTTTATCTCCTCCGCTTTTGCATCTACGGATTTGTTTATGGTTTCTATTGCACTCGTTGTCTTTTCAGAAAACGTATTGTCCAGTCCAGCAATTTTATCATTTACATTTTTCTCAGATGTAGCAGCGGATGATGCAGCCTTTTCAGCCGCATTTTTGTATCCGGCAACAACATCTTTTGCATTCTCCGCATCTCTGGCCGAAGCTGCTGCTGCTCCGGCTGAGTTCGAAGCCGCCTGTGCACTTATTTCTGAAGCCTTTGCACTTGTCTCCGCCTCAGATGCTTTTTCTTTTGCTGTCCTGGCCGCTTCTTTAGTTTCTGTCACTAAGTTTTTGAAATCTGGGGTTGCTTCTCCTGGCACCGAAGAACAGAACCATCTGTCTGTACTTTCACCAGGAGATGGGCGCACACCAATTGTATCATCCTGCAAGCAGAGATATGAACCGCCACCATATGACACCATATCTAAATACTTATATGTTTCAGCGTCAGAATAACTTCCACGAGGATTTGGTGTAACGTTCCCCATGTCAGTCCACTGGCCACTGCCCGTTGATCTATTTGCCATTTAACCTCTTTCCCTCCATTTGTATTCCAATTTTGAACCGTTTAGTCGGAACTCTATGTCTGTTTCATCCGGATTATTCCGCATATACAAGCAAGGTGGCTCAATGCGAAACTCGACAAAGCACACATTTCCATCCTCGCCTTTCAGATCAGCTTCCTTTTCTTTTACATAAGCATCGATATCATTCTTCGCATCTTCTACCTGTCCAGGGATTCCCATTACCGCCTGTTCTGCCTGATGTGCATAATATTTTGCGTTATCCATAAGACTCTCCGGATCTTCTGCCAATCCGACAGCGAATCTCTCAGCCAGCTTTCCGTATTTCTGGACATTCATATTTGTTGCGTCAAAATATCTGAGAATCTGTTCAAAGTAGTTCTTAGCTTCCGCTACGGTATCGCCAGAAGTATAGCCGGCATTGACTACGATAATGGCAACTTTATTTGTTACCATGAAGTCTCCTGCCATTACAGAAACATAGCAAACCCCGGAAGTCTTAAAAAAGCTATCCGGGATATCACATCTGTCTTCTTCTAACAGCTTTGGCTCTTTCGTTCCTTCTGCGTTTTCAAACACAGCTGTTTTTGCCAGCCCATCCCAATCCGTAGAATGAAACTGAAATACTGCCGTAAACACATTTTTGATGCCTTCTGTTGCGAAAATATTCTCCGTTTTTGAAATCTTGAGGTTTTTGACATTAAAGATAACTTCTTGTTTTATCATTTAAAACACCTCTCTTTTTTACCACATTTTTCCGATATTATCGCTTTTTGTTATTTAATATCGAAAATCGTTATAAACTGCACAGCATATCCCATTCAGGTTTGCTGATAATGTTAAGTGCCCATTCTTCCGGTACATGATTCTCCATATGCTTGTCGATATTATTTTTCTCATAATAGTGATTCCAGAAATAAATATTTCCCAGCGCACGTGCTTTGTGCATATCGCAAATATAAGTTGCTCTTGCATCCGGTGTACCGAACACCTGATAGTTGTATGCAGTACACCAACTACAGCCTTCTGCGACAGGACAGTTAAAGCACTCGTCTGTGCTCTGTGTTCTCCTGTCAATTTTCTTCAAGCATTCTACGCGGCATCTGTCGCATTCCGTCTGGCAGATTCCTGTATCCACATCTCCTATACTATATGGTTCCTGCTGCCCCGCCAGAGAGCTTTCCATATATCTCAGACATGGATAGATAATTCCATCTGGATCAACAGCAAGCATTACGCCATTTCCACCGCACCAGTTTTCAAGGTCGTCAGGCTGCTTCGGGTGAAAGAAGTTTTCCTCGAACAGTGAAATGTAATAATCATTCTCCATATCAAGATTGTGTTCCAAGATATAGTCTGCAAGCTTCTTCAGCTGGTCATAAAAAACCGTTGCATGGATCATCTGCCATCCTTCTTCGTAGACGCAGTTTGCATTGATCTCGTTATATCCAAGATCGATCATGTGCGTAATTGCATCGTACACATGCATCACATTTGCAGGAGCTATCGTAACCTTGCTACCCATATATCCACCTTTGTTTACCCAATCTTTCGCCGCTGAAATTGCCAGATCATAAGATGGCCGCCCATCCGGAAATACCCGGCAGGAATCGTGAAGTTCTTTATTTCCGTCAACAGTCACAGAAAAAGACAGGCGCTGATTCCATTTCTGTAAAACTCTCTGTACTTCCGGTTCGAAGTAGCACACTCCATTCGAACATATGGAAAACATCGTTCTCGTCAGCCACGGATGGTTTAATTCGATCATCCTGTTAATCGTGTAGCTGCAGATCTGGTCAATTAATTCAATCTCCAGTAGGGGTTCCCCACCAATAAAATCAATGATAAGCCCAGGGCTTTTTTGAGGATTTATGTAATCGCCCACACCCTTATTTCCAGACAGTAAAAGATCAACCATTTTCTTCGCTGTTTCAAACGACATCTTCTTTTTGCCCTTATGTGTCTGATAACAATACTTGCATGCCAGATTGCAGTCATCAGTGACCTGAAACGTAATGGTCTGAGTCAGAATCTTTTCTGTCCCTACCGGTTCGTGCAGCTCAGGATATAATCTGCTCAGCCTTTCGGAATATTGTTCTGTTCTTTTCATTTGATTCCCTCAATTTCACAATTGCACAGAATGTCTACTTTCAGTTCTCCTGTCTTGTACTCAAGATTCCATTTGATCTTGTGATGTTTAAGAATCTCCGGAATATATTTTTTCTCAAGCTCTGCTACTGCCATGCTGAACTGTGCATCCAATTCCGCTCCCTGTTTCTGATAAGCCTTAAATGCTGGGCTATTGATTACATCTGGGTCTTCCATGTGTGCTTCGATGATTCTCTGCAGGACATCTTTAGTAAATCCCCTTTCGTAGTCCAGTCTTTCGATGTACTCTGCCTCTTTGCTGTCTACTTTAATAATTACTGTTCTCATTTTTTTCCTCCTAATTAAATGAATATATCGGTGTAGTCGCCTGTCCGTAGCACTGATTCCTGCAGGTGCCGCCACAATCACTCTGACAGCTTGATGCACAGGATGTAGAGCATCCTCCACAGCTGGTTCCGCAGCCTCCAGAACAATTGCTTTTGCAGGTTCCCATGCAGCTATCTGTGCATCCGGAACCACAGGAATTTCCACAACCCGAACAGCCGCTACAGCCAGTACAAGACTGAGCGCAGGAAGCTGTGCACTTATTATCACAACCCTGACAAGTACCAGAACAGGTACCAGAACAGGTGCCAGAACAGGTACCGGTGCAGGTACCGGTGCAAGTATTACTGCATCCTTCGCAAGTCCATGTGCATGAAGAATAACATCCGCCTTCGCACCAGGTATTGCAGTCGTTCATGCAATTTGCTGTGCATGTCTGATTGCAACTGCCCTTGCATCCGCTTGTGCAATCATCTGCGCATGTCGAAAAGCAACTGTTTCCGCATCCGCCTGTACAGTCTGCGCAGGTGTCCGAACAATTTGCTGTGCATGTCTGAAGGCAATCCGTTTTGCATCCTGCCTCGCAATCATCTGCGCATGTCCGTTGACATCCAGTACATTCGTCCGAACAATTGTGATTGCACTGCTTTGTGCATGTTTTATCACAAGTACCAGAACAGGTGCCGCTACATATCGTACTGCAATTTCGCGAGCAGGAAGTCCCGCATCCGCCGCAGTTGCCAGACGCTGTGGACTTACAGCTCGTTGCACAACTCGTTCCACATCCTTTTGAACACGCCATAGATATCACCTCCTCTCATTATGTAGTCATCGCGCCGGTTGTACATCCGGAACCACAGGTATGTGTGCATCCAGAAAAACAGCCATCTGAACAACCACCGCAGGATGTAGAACAGCCATCTGAACAACTCTTTGCGCAAGTGGTATCGCAACCACCAGTACACCCAGTGCATCCCTGACAGCCAGATGTGCAAGAACCTACACATAACCCCGTACAGAGTCCTCTGCACCCACTATCACTTGCCTGCTTATCTATTTTTGCAAGGGTATCAACAAATTTCTCCGCCTGATCGACGATCACATCTGCTCCACTATGACTCTGTTGCAGGCTGTTATCTTGCAAAAAATCCGCTACATTAAGCAGCGGATCAATAACCTTTTGTATATGTTCATCTGTAATGTCTCCCCCAGTGACCGGAACAGCATTATAATCATAATTTGCAGCAAATTTATTCATTGAAGCGCTTGAACCATGCTCCACACAGCTTCTCCTTGCCATTTCTTTTTTTACTTTTGCCCGCAATTCTACAAGTCTCTCTGCTGATATCATATAGCCACCGCCTACAAACTCGTGATTGCTGTCTGAGCCGGCTGAAGCATGACATAATCAACGGACACCGTTATATTTGCGCTATTTTTCAGCAATCTCGCAGTAATAGTAACCGTATCATTCAATTCAACATTAAGTCCAAACGTCTGATAAACTCCTGCTCTTTCAAACATATTTGCAGTAATAGTTCTGGTTTCCAATATCGCTCCGCCAGACGTTACATTTAATTCGATTAGCCCGCCGTTATTTGAATTTGAGTTCACTTTCACTCTAATCAACAAGCTATAGAGTCCTTTTCTGAGACTATCGATTGCTTTTTGAAACAGTGTCTGTACTGATGCTGTCGACGACGTTTTCCTGATAACGCTGAACTGCGCGCTTGCATCTACGATATTTGCATCCGCCGACAGCTCTGGTCCTCCATAGGTATTGTCAATCGCAAGTGTGTCAATCCGTTCGATCATCTTTGCTACCCGTCGTTCGAGATATATAGTATTAAGCAGTAATGTCCTAAACATAGGATTTACTACATCCGCATGAACCAGATCCTTTGTCTCGATGATTCTCAAAGCTTCATTGAACTCCGGATTCTCCGGGATAACCACGTTCGCCATATATAATCATCTCCTTACTGTAAAACATCATCAATTTCAAATCTCATTGATACATTCGAATCTTTACCTTTTGGAAGAAAATTAGCAATCATGATGATGTCTCCCTCAGAGTCATACAATCCGATCTCACTTATGCTCTTTCCGTTGGCTTCAGATCCATTTAATGTGCAATAATATTCACACTTGTTTTCATTGGTTTTAAGCGTATGTCCATCTACCGCTTTTCGAAGAAATTCATTTTTCAATGTTTCTCCCGGACTAAGAACTGTTGAACCATTCGAGCCGCCACTTCCAAACGCAAATCCTACAATCTTAGGCAGAGTGATCTCTCCGGCTCTGGCTCTCAGGATTTTCGTCCTTCCTACTACTGTTACCTTTCCTTCCATCACAATTCCTCCGTTGTTACTTCTGTATCAAATTTTATCGTTCCATCCCATTTGTACTCTCCATTCCACTGATTGAGATTCTTGTAGATCATAACATTCCCGGTCATTCCAACCGGAAGTTTTTCTGTTATTTCACATTTAACTTCAACCGATGGTACAGAAAATCTTTCTGTCCAGACATGCTGCATTCCTATGTCTAACGCTGGGAATAGAACTCTTTCCCTCTCACTGCATATTGCGGCTTCAATAACATATCGAGCCTGCATTGACAGATGAGATGGTTTTATTTTTCGGATATATTCCAGTAAAACATCGACGGAATATATCGGATAATCTGCTCCGATCAACAGGTCGATACCAAACACATACTTCTCTACCTGCTCCGAGACGCTCGCAGAAAGCCCAAATACGGTCTGTATAATGTTCTCGAGCCTATAAGGCGTAATGGACGATCTGGCCGTCCTATCGCGTCGATTCACGACTGCTTTTCGGCGATCATCAATGTCTTTTGTCCTGTCAATCGGTATTCCATACGTCAGTTCATGGAAGTAAATTCCCCATGCCGCTGTTTCCGGAAATGCCTGCTTCTGCGCTTCGCCAATCCTCCTGCTTGCAGTCTCCAGTTCCAGCCCGATAACTTCGTATATCCATTTTCCGACGTACGACTTATCATACCATCCTCTCGTCACATACGTCAGGAGCCTCTGAGCAACCTCATTCGTAGGAAAATGTTCCAGATCAACATTGTCTATATGCATCTCTATCCCTCCGTAAAATTAAGCTCCGTCGCAGTTGTGATCGGATAATAGTCTGCCGCAACCGATATATTGTTCGTATTTTCATTTATACGAAAATCTGAGAAATCAATTACTCCGGCTGTGTTAGACAACAATGCAGATGCAACCGTATACCGGATTTCTTCACTGTCCTTAGCTTCCCTGTAATAGGTCTTTAATGCTGTCAGGAATGCTTCCTTTACATTGTCGATACTGTAATTGCTTTCCAGTTCAAGCACTGCACTGTAGGATATAGTCATGTCCTTCACTGTAGATATCGTTACGGATGCTCCAATCGGAGCCAGACGCTTCATTCTGTCCTTTGGGGATACAATATAGTCTTCAACTGCTTTTAGAGTATCTTCTCCAACCGCAGAACCATCCGGATCAGCAACAACAACCTTAACGGTGCCAGGTCCTTTCCATTCAGCTTCGACCACGGCAGAACCAACACCAGATACTTCTTTCGCCCAACGGACATAATCTGCGTCACATCCTACAAAGGAAACCTCTGCGGAGCGAAGCTTTTCAAGGATTCTTTCTCGGTATGTGTCGTCGTCCTCTTCGTCTGTGCCACCCCTGATAGGATTCTCATTCGTCACAGAAGTAACATTCTTGTTTGGCTGTTTCTGCAATGTCACAGTATTTCTTGTCACATTATAAGAAGCTCCTGTGAGAACAGACGCAACAGGTATGTCAACCGTTCCCTGCTCTGGTATAGTTGCTTCCTCAGTCGTCGCAAATTCAACAGATTCGACATCTGTCGTACCTTCTGTACAAAATACCGTCCCTTCCTCGATAATCGTTCCAGCGGTGCCTACGACGGTCACATGACCGGATGCTCTGCTCGCCTGCTTTCGTGTAACCTTTGCAGATACACCATGCAAATCAAGCCATTGACCCCAAGCCCACATCGGGAACATCAACATCAATGTCCGGGTAAGGTTATACTGTATTAACCTCGATATTTCAATCGCTGTTGGCATTGTGAAATCGTATGGGAAATCTGCCGGCATATCAGAGATATCAACAGGCAGATTGTTCATCATCCTGGATTGGATCGTATCAGGATCACTATTATCTATAAATTCTGGAGTTACAAATTCTTCTGTCAAATTCTCATCTCCTTTTCAATGTTACTTCTAAATCGAATTTTTCCCAGTGTATTGCGTACACTGTAAATTTCACATGGACCACAGATGGTTCCCATTCAAATTCAAAATCCTCTACGGATTCAGTCCTTGGATTTACCATCAGAGCCTCTTCTATGGTACGTTCAATCGCCAGTTCCACAGCTGTATCATCTTCTTCCTTCATGGCATCTTCCATCTCTGCACCGATATCATCATCGTATCCGAGACAGCTATACCTTTCTGTAGCAACTGCCTTTACGCACCATGTCTTATATGCTTCGAGCCCTTCGCTTTTAAGCATGCAAAAAGGAGATTCGCAAACGAAATCTCCTTTCTCTAAGTCCCATGCCACAGATGGCTTGTACTCTGCGTCATATTCTTCATTTTCTTCCTCATATTCCGGTATATCCACCACCGGATATAAGTTGTTTTCTGACATATATGTCCTCCTATACAGGTCTGGTTATTATATCAATCACAACAGCGGTATCCTGCACCCAAGCGATCAACACTCTATCTCCTGCCTGTAACTGCCGCATTGATTCCGGAAGATATGCTTTCCCAGAATGCTCAGTCTGCACATCGCAGAATGCATCTCCCGTCTTTCCAAGGGTAAGCTGTCTGCACACCCTGTAATCCTCCTTTGGAATCGCAATCGGAAAAGTGTTCGAGAGTAGGCTACCATCTGCCTGAATTTCTGCAAAATCAAGGCATAGGGGTTTATCTGCGTGCTGTTTCATTCTACTATCAAGAGCTGCTGCCAGTCTCGACACTCCATCATTACTATCAAATGCCATCCTCTACCTCCCGTTAATCGAATGTTCCTTCATCTACCCATCCACATAGGTGTGTTTCGCTCCAATCAAGACCTTCCAGACACCAAGGATGTGCGCTGCCCGGATTACTATGCGTGATCTTTGCTTTTCCTGCTGCAACCTGGTAGCCAGATGACGCATCCGAAGAAACATAATGTGTACCGCCATGGAAATTGACTGTATCGCCAACACTAAAATTTCCAGTCTTTTTCTTGTTTCCAGAACTGGAAGAAGATGAAGATTTCAGCTTTGTTTTCTTTAGGCTTATTGTCATTTCCATCTTATCGCAGTCATGAGTTATTGCTTTTACCCAGTAATAACCGGATCCCGTCGACATTTTTATATGAACAATGTCGCCTTTCCGGATAACTGGCATATCAACAGTAACCACCTTGATTTCCTCTTTCGGTTTTCCATCATCTTCAAGAGTCTCTTTTGCTGTCTTTTTTGCTTCATCCAAGCTATCGTCTTTGGCTCTTGTAATGATCTTCTGCCGGATACCGTATTTCGTCTGTCCATCAACTGTAGCTTCTACTGGTCTGCGCTTATCATCATCTGCCTCTCCAAGAATTTTCACCCTCGTGACCATTCCCGAAGTGCTTATTTTATGAGAAACGCTTATCATGTTCTCGGTCTCACCGAAATGATAGATATTGCTGTTACTGCCAATTCCCAGAATCTGCGCCTTGCCCTTTACGGAACGAATAACGGAATATCCGCCGCCTTTCTTTTTCGCCTCATCCAAGATGTCCTTAACCAGTGTGCCAAGTTTCTTTTTATCTTCCTTTATCACGCCATGAGTTACGTTTGGACCGGTGTATTTGTTTATTGTTATACCCCACTTTTCGAAAAAATCCTGTATAACCTGCTTTGTCCGGGCACCACTTGAATAATATACGCAGTCCTCGGACTCCTGCAGATCATACAGGTTATCATAAGCTTTCAGCTGTAGCGGCTGGCTGCTCAATTTAGCAGATGGATTCCACTCTACAATCCGGCCACGCATGGCTTCATGTGCAGTTCCTGTCTTGTATCGGTAATACAGGTACAGATAACATCCAGGTTTCGTCAAGCTGGAGAGTCTGCCCTTTGTGGTCTTATCGTTCTTCACCGTACACGACAGCTTCGCCGCAAGCTCATTTTCCAGTTCTTCCCAGCCCAGATCTTCAACAAAATTTGTTATGTCGTATTTCTTCTTTTTCTCGGTCACAAGTACCAGATAATAAGAATATTTAAGTGGGTCAACCATCTAACCTCCTTTACGGTATCGTAAGGATAGTTCCAGGGAATATCCAATCCCCTTGGTCGCTATCCTTATGCCCGTATTTTTTCGCAGCCTTTTCTATCGCTGTCTTATTTGCATCATAAATCTTTTTCCAATCTGCTCCTGATCCGTAAAATTTCTTTGCGATATTCCACAGGCAGTCACCAGATTTAATGGTGTATGTCTGTTTTTTCTTATCTGTTGAACTCTTTTTCAGGTTCGTTCGGGTTGTCGTCTTCTTTTTCTTCTTATCAATGCCAAGGTCCTTTGTGGTCTGGATTTTAAGCGGACGATAACGATAAAAGGAAATGCTATAAGAGTAATCTCCTTTCCCGCCAAATTTCTTATATTCAAAGCTATTAATCGTCACATCAACATTGATGCCGCCGCCGGCAGAAATGATAAGGTTCAGAACCGTTCCCTTATCTCGCCAGTTTTCCAGCTTCTTTATAACAGATTTCGGATCCAGCCACTTCGTATGTATAGTGGACATCTTTTTTCTGGCTCTTCCCCAGAGGTATCCATCCCATTCATATGTTCTTATATCAGGTCCGGTTGGAAATGCAAACACGCCCTGTTTTATAATGTCGTATTTCTGATATTTTGCATTTCCTTTGACCCTTATCTCTTTGTCTGGAAGAGAAGGAAAACGAAGGCTGGATTTCTTATTAGCTGCTTCTTTTACAGTTACTTCCATGTTTCCCCTCCTTCCTAAGTTGGCATATTTGCATATGATTCAAGTAATCTTGTTGCCAGTTCACCAGACATCTCATTAATCAGCTCTTTCAGTTTTTCCTTGATGGTATTGACAGTATCATTTCCGCTATTTCCGTTGATATTGAACACAGGGTTCATGTTAATCACAACCTGCCCCTTGTCTCCGCTACCAGAAGAATCTCCAGAAGTCGAGTCTGAGGAACCGCCTGACAACGGAACATCACCAATCATGCCGCCGTCTGCATATTCTTTTACTCCAAGCGCACGTCCTGCCTGCAACCACAAATCCATACCTCTATCACGGCGTTTTGAACCAAGAGGAATAATCGCCTCTGGACCATCTTCACCTACCCAGGACAACAGTGGACCGGTAATAATGCTTCCTTCTGCATTGCCTGCAATAGATGCCGTTACAGAAGAACCGCTTCCGGAGGTTGTAATTCCGGCAGATGGATTTGTGATATGCCAGTCAAGAGTTACATTAACAGTGCATGATGCCGCTATCGGATTTGAAAATGTAGACTGTACTTCAGACGCCACTTCAGAATATACTTCTGCTGCATTGTTCGTTTGATCGAGCGTTACATCGGTATGGCCATCTGCCGGCATAGATTCTGAAAATGTAGATTCCACTTCCGACTGTGCCTGTTCCTTGGCACCAGACGCATCTGTAGTTGCTTCAGTGATATTAACATTTGCAGACGTATCTGTTTCCACGGGCTCTGTTTCTGTCTGCGCCTCAGTAGCACTCTGTATGCCAGATGTATCAACCTGTACCAATTCCTGTGGAATTGTTACTGTTGCTCCTGCCTGTATTTCAATGCCATTGGCTGCAAGTGTCCCGGATTCCATGCCAAGAGCCGACTCGATCTGAGCCGCCGCTACATCAGAATCCACTTCAACATTTGCCAGATCAACCTTCACTCCTTCTGCTGTAACGGACATTTCTGCCCCTTCGGCATCCAGAGCCGACATTGCCTGCTCGATAGCAGCCTGCGCCTTATCTCCGTCCATTTCAGCTTTTATTGTATCCATCGAAATTGTAAGTTCCTGATCTGGGTGAATAATGTATGGACTTTCGATACCGTTTTGTTCTGCAATCGTCTGCCAGTCAATTCCAAGAGCATTACCAATTTCCCAAAGGCAATCCCCCTGCTCAACTTTAATCTTTACATTGTCAGCAGTAACCTCTTCAGTAGTTGCAAGATCTCCCAGTTTTTCATTCAGCGCCGATACCCAGGAATCTTTGTCAATATCCACATCTCCATCGACAGCAGCTCTCAGCCCTTCAAGTGTTATCTCATCTGGCGTCGTTTCTGCCGTCGCCCTGTCAATGGCAGTTTTGAGTTCCTCCGGCAACTGCTCTCGTACACTTTCGTACATTGGATTGTTCGGATCCGTCAAAACGCTCTTCATTTCTTCGCTTCCAGATTCAAGAATCTGGTTTGCGTAATTCTGCCAAGCCGCATCAACGTCACCTGCCGCCGCACCGACTTCGATTGCTTCCTTATATCCTTCCATAAGGCTCTTCGGTACTGCCTGCCCTGCTTCTCTGTACTGGTCAATCAGGCTTCCCATCTGACTAACATCCGGAGCCATCGACTGATACAATTCGTTTAGTGCTCTCTGATCGGCATCTGCACCAATTCCCAGGAAGCCTTTTCCATTATCCATAGACGTAAACATGTTATCAAAGGTACTTGCAATCGTACCATAGCTTCCGCTCTGCAAACTGGTCTCTGCACTTTTCAAGGCGTTCTGCGCAGTTTCTGTAAGCGTCTGGATGTTTCCGGTAATCTTCTCGCCGTATGTGTCATTCAGAGTGTTGCTTCCAAGCTCAAGACTCTTCGACAATTCGGAACCTTCTTGGCCTCTTACATACCATCCAGTCTGCTCTTTGTAGCTCTCATACTGTTCAGGAGTAATTCTTCCATAGTCCTTCATTGCCTCCAATTCCGAATACCACTGAGTCGTATCTGCTTTAATGCTTTCCATTGCAGTCTCACGCTGGCTTCGCATTTCATCCATCAAGTCTGTAAATGAACCGCTTTCCAGATCAGCTGCACTTAAATGACCGTATTTCTGGTTTATCCAGTCCCACTGAGCCTGTGCCTCTGCTTCTTTCCAGCGAGCAGTTATGCTGTTCATCTTCTCCTGCAAAGCGCTAATAGCTTCTTCTTCATTCACATCAATGATGCCGTCTTTCAGGGCTTCTGAGACCTTTTGCGACAGCTGGCTAGATAAATCGGATAATTCCAAATTGTCCGCTCTGGCCCATTCCTTGATGTTCTGGGCTAATGTCTGACCGTCTTCTGTACCTGCGAGGTATGTTTGAACGTGAATATGAGCCGCAAATGTACGACTCTCCAGTTCAGATATCTTGCTTTCAACAAAAGTATTAATATTATCCGTATATTCCTGTTGTTCATCAGCTGTCAAAGTGATTCCAACTCTGCTCTTGAATTCAAGGACATCGTTCGATTCCAAAGCTTTTTGCGCCTCCGCTCGCAGATTATCGGCATTCTGTACTTCATTCAATGCCAGTTCCACGTTTGTGAGGTATTTCTGGTTCAGTATTCCTGCCGCCGCATCTTTAACTTCATCTGCAGATAATTTAATCTTCCCAAAATGCTCCTCCAAACTATTCTCAAGCTGAGTCTGGTTATACTTGTCGATTGCAAGTTTGATTCCTATAATCGCAGCTGTAATTCCCGCTGCCGCAAGTCCAACTTTCGCTCCTACAGGAATCATGGAACTCAGATTACCTACAAAGTCCATCACATCATTTGCATTTCCAGCTGCTTCTGTAATGTTACCAATAGCATCTCCGATAGGTGACAGGGTTTCCACTATGCTTTTCCCTTTTTGAGCAACCGTAGCTGCTCCTTTTGCGAGAATCCCTGCACTTAACCACGATGTTAGTCCTGCTTTTTCACCTCCCGGAAGAATAGCCGCTGCACTCGAAAATAATGTGCCAAGCCCACTGGATATTAATTGCGCACCATCTCCAGAAGCCCAATTCCCGAACGGCTTTGCGATTATTGAATCCCATGCTATGTCGATCTTTCCAAACAGATCCGCATTCTTCCATTCATCAGAACCGGTCATGTCAGTGATCTTGCGTTTTACGCCTGCAATCTTATCATCTACCACATCCATAACCGCATTGATTCCATCCGTTATCTCAGGCATCATATCGGTAATTCCACCTGCAATTCCTCTTAAATACGGAGACAACCGTTTTCCAAAGGCATTCTCCGTACCTTCGATAGCACTCTGCATCAGTGTGAACGAACCTTTCAGGTTATCCAGCATCGTGTCAGCCATTCCCTCTGCCGCATCTTTTGAATTGCCAATTGCTGTGCTCAGCTTGTTGTAATCCTCTTCACTGGCGTTGATGATTGCTAACATGCCGGCCATGGCCTCTTTTCCGAAAATGGTTGAAGCTGCTGCTGTCTGCTCAGTCTCAGAAAGTCCACCCAAGCTTCCTCGAAGATTATCTATTACTCCTCGAAGGGATTTCATGTTTCCCTCAGAATCTGTAAGGCTGATTCCGTATTTATCCATAGCTGCTGCCATGCTGTCTGTAGGTGCCGCCATATTTGCCAAAGATGTTTTAAGTGCGGTACCGGCCATGCTACCTTTAATACTTGCATTTGCCATTAAACCAAGCGCAAGAGATGTATCTTCAACGCTGTAATTCATAGCGCCAGCAACAGGAGCGACATATTTAAACGATTCTCCAAGCATTGACACATTTGTGTTGGCATTGGCACTCGCCTGAGCAAGAACATCAGCAAAATGCCCTGCATCACCCGCCTGTAATCCGAAAGCTGTCAGTGCATCCGTTACAATATCACTTGTTGTTCCAAGGTCTTCTCCGGATGCTGCTGCAAGGCTCATAATGCCGGATATACCATCGATCATTTGCTGTGGCTTCCATCCTGCCATAGCCATGTAATTAAACGCCTCTGCGCTCTCTGTGGCCGTAAACTTGGTGGTCGCTCCCATCTCCTGTGCTTTTGCAGTCAGATCATCGAATGCCTGCCCTGTTGCACCAGAGATAGCCTTGACTTGTGACATCATGCTTTCAAAGTCTTGGAAGGAGTTAACCGATTCTGCCACACCAAAGCTGGCACCGATCAATGATGCTCCCTGCACAACCGGATTCTTTGCTATACTCGCAAGTTTGGATATTGGGGCGGTCGCCGCATCTATGACACCGATAGTAGCATTAAACACGCTTCCTCCCCATGATTCTGCTGCATCCTGAGCAGCCCGGATAACCGGCGTAGCTTCATCAGAAGCACCAATCTCAGCATCCCCGCTCATTCCATCGAAATTCTCCACCGCATCAGAAGCGGCGGATACTACCGGGGTGGCGCTATCGTCTGCTCCTATTTCTGCATCTCCCGATTGTCCATCAAAATTTTCTACAGCATTTGATGCGGAATTGACAATCTGTGTAGCTGAATCGTCAGCTGAAACTTCTACCTGTGCTGTTTCTCCGTCGATCTGTTCTGTTGCATTTTCAACAGCAGAAAGAACCGGGGTGGCATTGTCGTCTGCTCCAATTTCTATCTCAGCTGCTACGCCTGATCTACGCTGGAATCGTTGCGCCGCCCTGTCTGCCCTCTCAAACGCCCTTTCCATTGCAGTGAGATTCCTGGTCACACTCGACGTTCCAGAACCGGTATTATCGACCACATTAACAGGAATCTCTATCCTTATCGTTTCTGCCAAGCATCTCACCTCTTTTCATTTTTCTTGATATTTTCTTCAATCCATACCTCCGTAGAGGCAAAAAGAAAGGCTCTGACCCCTGCTGGCAAGGCCATTACCTCATCCGGCCGGATGCCCTGCCTTTGGAATATCCAGTGCAACAGGGCTGATTTGTAGCCGGACCTTATAAGTTTTTTGCTGTTTCAACCTTTGCTTCTTCTGTATCGTAGCCTGAAAGCTCGTCCAGAACAGTTAATACGTTCTCTTTTTCTCCCGGAAGCAGCACCGCATCAATGACATCCAGAGCATTAATAATGTGTTTTCCTCTCCGTCTTAATGCTTCCTGAACCTGTTTGTTATCCCACAGTTTTTCCTGATCCTCTGCAATTGTCGCATTGTAAATCATAGAACTGCGGAGTTTCGCATTGTCTACTCCTTCAGCTACCTTTGTGCCAGTTCTCTTATTCTTTACATACTTGGTGTACTTTTTACGGATTTCATACAGAGTCTCATCCGGAAGCGAATGAATTGAAAAAGCAAAGTAAGTCTTTCCATTACGGACAATCTCGATCTTCTTTGTTTCGTCTTCTGCATCTTCTGCTGCATTCAAAAGACCCGCCAGATAATCCACTTCATTTGCCGCCATATCAGCTTTTAATGCTTCATCTGCCTCAGCTTCTGTCATATCAATTTCAGTTGTTTTCAGTTCTTCATTTTCGATATTTGCAGTTCTTGCCATGTATTATTTTCCTCCGTTTATAAAATAAGGGCGGCCAGTTTTAGCCACCCTTGTGTTGATCAGATATCAAATTGTCAGTGATGAACGGGGTTCTACTTCCCCGTTGCAGTGCAGATTATAAGATCTTGATAATGTATCTCCTGTACTTACATTCTGCAGATCCTGGTCACCGCTAAAGATACATTCACGATATGTAATGCGTTCCTGGGAGCCATTACGCCCTTCAATAACTCCATCTAAAGTCATAACCGGGCTTTCTCCTTTATTTACCGCACTAACAACATTGTTGAATAATTCGCCATCCAGAACAACGATCTCCGAAATTGTAATCGTGACTCCAATAGTATTGTTTGTTTCCAGTTCTCTGTTCTGTCCTAATGGCTGATATTTGGTATTATTAAAAGATGTTTTCGACTGAAAACTGCTTACCTGCGCAAACGGAACCCCATCTGCATTGTAAAGCATGGCATCTTTACCTGAACGACTATGTCTCGCGTCTGTTGCAGCACTTGTATTTAACATTCACCTTTCCTCCTTTACTCTGCATTGGTACTGAATCTAAACTTATAGAATGAGTAAATATGTTCCGCAGAATCCTTATCAATGATATCAAGGTCAAAATAACAGTTATCTGCGTCTGCAATATAAGTCGTGCTCTCAGTTACTGTTCCTGCTGTTAATTTTTTTTCTTTGATCATGGCATTGATAATTCCCTGAATTTTTCCAATAATAGTGGCTTTTCCATTTTTATCAGGATCGACTTTTCCAACTAAAGCGTCGGACTGGGCATTTGCTCTGTACAATAACTCATATCTTGTTCTTACACGGCGGATTTTCTTCCAACCTTTATCTTTGTTATCCGGAAGATTAATCAGTGTATTGATTCCAGCATCAATCCATACCTCATCTTCTGTAGACTTACTAAGAACCAAGCATCCCTTCAGTTCCGCTTTTATAATCTGAGTATTTGTAAGCGGTTCTACAAGATCTACATATCGAGTAATCACCATATGAGTCACTGCCTGATTTGCAGGAGTTGCTGCAATAAGTCCAGCAATCAAGCCGGCAGTCTGATATCCATCCAGAGTTCCCTCATTGATAAAGACTTTTGGATTGAGAACATAAACTATATTCTCACCATCAAATCCTGCTGCCGCATTCATTCTTTCGTCTAAATCTTTGTTATCTTTCTCTGCAACAACTCCAATCCCAAACTGACTGGTTTCATAAATTCTGTCCAGAAATGCCTGTAACAGCGCATGTACTGCTGTATCTTCTGTATCAACACAAATTGTATTGAAGAAATATTTTTCTGCCTGTGAAAAAGCAGCTGAATAATTGGCAGTTGCTACTGTAGGATTCTTTCCTCCTGTAAACGCTGTCTGATTCACATTAGTCATGATTCCTTTTGCAGATTCTTCAAGATTAGCCGTGAAATTCTTTGAATTTGCAAAAGCACTTACAAGACTTGCAGCTTCATTATCGCCTGCTGAAAAATATACTTTTTCAAATTCAGTAGTTCCTGTATAGATAATGCATTCTTTCCTGTCTTTGTCAGTTAAGCGGTTTCTAATAGTTACAGAAAATGGCATCTCTCCTGGATGTTTTGCTGTGATCTTAACTTTTCCAGTTGCAGCTGCAAGACTTACGCTCGCCACAGCTCCGCCCGTTCCATTAAGGCGACAGCAAATAACTTTCTTTGCACCACCATACAGAACTTCACGAATCAGGTCAGTCGTTAATCCATCTCCGTAGATTGTTGTGTAATCGTCTCCTCTCTCTAAGACTGTTACTTTATCTACTGGTCCAAACGTTGCTTTAAACACAGCTACAACAACTCCGTCAATTGCCCCGAAAGAATCATCGTCACCATTCTTATCTACGTTGAAATAACTTCCTGGTCGAACTTTTGTACCTACTTCAGGAATCTGGAAATATTCCGCCATTATTTGACCTCCTTCTTCATAAATTCTTCGACAAGCTTCTCAGCTTCTGAAACAGTCATGCTTTTCTTTTTTGACAGTTTCAGTGCCACCATCGCGCAATCAGGGCAAGAAAAAAGCTGATCGCGTGCGGCAATCAGCTCATCTACCCCATATTCCGTTTCTTTCTCTGCCGGAAGAACTTCTTTTGTTTCTTCCGGAGCATTTGTTTTCTTTGTTTCTGCCATTGCTTCTCCTTTCAATTTGTGAATTCCATGCCTATTCTTGCAATATTATGTTTTTTCACACTGCATCTGAGACATCCATATTTACCAGTTATAGTCAGCTGTCCCTCTCTGAGGTAATCTGACTTATTATTCAGTTCTAATCCCTGAATAGTCATAGGGGAATCATCCAGCATGATTATCTCCTCATCTATGGCTACCTTCTGATTGATAGATGCAAGTGTCTTTAACCTTGTGCCAGCTCCCGGATAAATCAAATGTACAGCAATCTTCCCTACAAACCATGAAATCGTATTCATACAATGCCCTGTCGTATGCTGTATATTTGCCAATCTGCAATAGAACACGGGAGTTCTTGATGTTTCGACAAAATCTCCAACATTGTCTATGCCAAGCACTGTTGTCTCTGGAAATATCTTTTTGATATACGCAGCTACCGCAAGAACCGGATCAGGATCCGTGCTGAACTGTTCGGGGTATTCGAGGATGTCAAATGCCATTTCTTTGCACCACACCTCTTTTCCCTCAATCGCATACGATTCTGTGCGCGCCCACGCCACGCAAAACGGTGCTTCTCCTGCCGGCTTCATCAGGACGTCCTGAAGACAGTGCTTCACAGCTGTTTCAATATCTTCAATTATCGTACTGGTTTTATCCGTATACATTGCAACATACAAGGTTCCCGCCGATGATCGTTCCTGATTGACCTGCATATCGATACGGTAGCATATCCTCGGATACTGCGTGGCTCCTTCCCATCCTTCCTGCTGGTCTGCCGGAAACTCAGAATCAAATATTGCAGGTGCTCCGGCATATGTAGCAAGCATTGTCTGCAAATTTTCGTCTGCAGAGAGACGTTTAAAAATCAGTTCGCTAAGATTCATCCGCAGCCTCCTTGTATTCCTGAACAGTACGAAGACCATCGCCCGAATATCTTATTTCCCACTCATTTTTATAAACTTCTGAAACTGGTATAAAAAAATGATTTTGGGTATTTGTCAGAGAATTCGGATACATTACTGTAATCTGTTCCGCAGAAGCGCGATAAACAATACCTGAGATTCCCTCTTTCCATGTTTTATGTTTTGCAAAGACGAGAGTTCCTCTTCGCATTTCCTCCGCATTAAATTCTGCTCGTTCAATGTGATCAATAAGCATATCAACCTCCGATTTCTGCAAATATAGCCATAACATTCGGTAATGCCGTCTGCTGTATTTTGTCAACAAAAGGACGGGCCGCCATCTTTCTGGTACCATGTTCCAGATAGCCAGCATATCCCATACCTGAAGTAATGCATACCGCACCGCCGCTCATATGCCAGTTATTTTTTAAATGTCCGCTCCGAACACCCGGTGGACTGCCCGGAGCTGACGGGCTTGGATTTGCCAGTACAGATAATGCAGCATTTCTAAGGGCATTTGAAGCCCTTGGATATCTTGCGATCACCTGCTGCTCTATCCGTTCCTTGTCTGTTTGAACTTGAACTTTTACTGCTTCTGCTGCTTCGGCAGGCGTCATTTCAGATCATTCCTTTCTTCAAGATATATTAAGCCAGTTGCTCCAAGGTTTCCGGGATCCTCACACAAGAGAACGAGGAAGGTTCTTCCTGCGGTAGTTAGATAGTCTCCCTGCTTTACATTTGCAGAATCTCGGATAACAAGAGTGTGGGTTAAGGAATGCTGTTCCTGATCCCACCTGTGTTTCATTCGGTCAGATTCATGTGTAGATGCTTCAGCAAGTATTCCTGATATCTCGCCTTTCGCTTCAAAATCTGACACAGGATGTCCGAGTATGTTGCGAATGCTCTTTCGTCTTACCACAAAATCTGTCCATAAATTTCCCGGTCTTAGATACATCAAGCCAAATGGACTAATCATATATCTACACCATCACTTTCTTCATGGCTCATCATTCCGTTGTAGAAATATGGCACTGGCTGTTTGCTTGTATCTCCGGCATTCATCAGAATAGCCGATGGGGATACAGAAGCAAGTTTCAGGTCTTTCTTCAGCTTCTCATATTCTTCCTGCCACAATTTAGCCCTATCACCAAATTTGAATGAGGTAGGGCCAACTGTTGTATCAGGTTCAAAAGAAAATCTGCGAAATATACTTTCAAGGCACTTTAATTTTGCCCGTTTCCAATCTTTCGCAGACTGAACATCATCACACAAAACGATGTATTCCTCGTCTGACAATGCACAAGTTCTCTCTTTTCCATCTACCATCACATCTCCAAGTTCAAACCTCATTCGATCTTTCCCATACGATGTGATCATGGCAGGTTCATATGTATAAGTTCCTGCCATCAGGCATCACCTTTACTTTCTTCCTGTTCAATGAGATTTTTGGCTTTTGACTCTGCTGCTTTTTTTACGGTTGCTCTGGAGTCAAGAGCATTGATGATAATAAGCGTTGTATCGTCCTCAATATTCCCTCTAATATGAGCTACAGCAGCATCTGCACTCATCTGCATAGTTTTTACTGCATCCTGCATCTGAGGCTCTGTAACGTCCAAATCAATCGTCTCGTGACCTTTGACAATTGGAATAGAAAAGCTTACCTCTCCTACCATAGCAACACATTCTTCAAGATTATCCTCCGGAACAGCGTCATGAATCACTGATAACAGCCCCATCTTTACTAAACTGGCGTAATCAACCACTTCTTCAACCGGGACTTCTTCACCGATGAAATATTTCTTTCCATTCAGATTGCATGGCTTGTTTGCAACAAGTTTCATAGGTTCCTCCTTAAACTGCAGCTTTATAAAATCTTGCAAGATCGTCAGATGTCTTCTTCATATCTGTCGCCATAAGACCTTCAATGTACTCAGTATGTGTGCCATTCTCTCCAAGATAGTTCAGGATCGGAAGCATCTGTCCATTGCCGAGCATATCCCATGTGAAGATATAACCTGCAGACGGTTCATCGATACTCGGTGCGTTAGTTGCATAAGCCAGTAGAAATGCGTTCGGATCTCCGATATACTGCATTTCTTCATCTGCGCCCATGCTTGCACTGTTCATAATGGATTTAAGCACTACAATCTTTTCAACTCCAAACAACTGCGCAAGCACATTCTCTGTTACAGATGCCGGATTTGCGGTGCTTCCACCGTATTTAACCCTTTCGAGGATGCCCGGATGTACTTTCAGAGCATTAAATACATTAATACCAAGACCAAGACGATTCGGCATGCGACCTGTCTGCTGGTTCATGTCGGTCTTCTCTTTGTCGATAAATGCAATAGGGTCAGAATTTGCATTGCTGAACTTAATGAACTGGTTTGTGCTTGGAGTGGTGTTATCAACACCCTCAAGTTCGTTCTTCCATGCTCCTTCTTTGAAATAGCTCGCTGCAAACAAACGGTCCTGGTGGATGTTAGCCTGTTCTGCAATTGTTCTAGTGCGCTGCTGTTTAGGCTGAATGATAGATGGACCCTGACGTCTGGAAAGGTCGGTCTGGCGAATCTGGTCGATACCCATAATCATCTGATCTACTTTGCAGACATAGTTGTCAGTGCTTTCGCCAATTGTTGTCGGGTCAACTTTGCCATATGCCGGTTTTCTCTGCCAGTTATCTCTCAGGAGATCTTCTCTGCTAAAAATGTAGTAATTGTCAGAAGAAAGACCTACCGGACAGGTTGGAAAAAGAGCTTTTGCGAAATAATTGCTGGCATTCTGGTAATAAGCCAGTGCCATGTTAGTAAGTGCTGTGTGGGGTCTGAACACGCCTTTTGCGATTTCAGCCTTAATTCCCGCTGTTGTATTTCTCATGTTTACATTCCTCCTTTACGCTTTTGCTTTCTGATATTTTGCAATCTGGATTCTGCTGTATCCTCCGGCAGACACAGAATTGAGGGCAACACCAATCACGTACTCTCCCGCTTTAGCTACTGCTGCCTTTCCACCTGTGGTGGCTGTGACTTCCTGTCCTTTTTTGATTTCCGCAGACGCAATTGCATAGCCAATGTCCTTGATCTGGATTTCAAGATCATCACCTTTCTTTACTTTTCCTGATTCAGCACCAGAAATATCGTTGTAGCCACCTTCGATAATAGATAAGCCGAGCAGGGGTGCTGTTCCGTTTGCGGCGATCACTACATTTCCATCTTCATCATATTTCAGAATAAGATTGCGGACATCTGCAATATCAGCTCCTGCCTTTTCTGCGATAGTCACAGACTGGTTGATCATTGTTCCGTTAAAGTTTGTACCCATCTTTCTTCACTCCTTTCTCAATAGCCCGCTTCTGCTTCATATTCATCCAAGAGTTCTGGATGATCCTCCCACGCTTTTGCAAGAGCTGCATTATATGTCAGAGCAGAGTCTTTTTCCATATATCCCTTTGCAATAGTATCGATCTTACTTTCTGCTGCAGACTTCTTAATAGATGCTACAGGATTGCCTGAGAAGGACTTCCCAATTTCGCTAAATACGCCAGACTTCTCAACCATATCAACGCTTCTGTCCAGAACGCTAATCATATCATTGTATGCGGTTCCGCCTGCATCCTTTAAAGACTTCAGAGTTTTCACTAATTCTTCCGGCTTTTCTCCGACAATCTCATATTTCTTTGCGACATCAAGAAGCTCTCTTTCTTCTGCTTCTGCCGCTCTCTTTTCCAGAGCCTCTAATCTTGCTCTTACAGCAGGATGTAATCCTTTGTAGATATCATCTCCGGTGTCTGCACTTGTCTCTGTTGTAGGTGCTGCTGGTGGCGGTGTTACTGACTTCTGAGTTTTCGTAACTTCGGAATCATCTACAATATCCGGATCCTCCGCTTTAGGTGCACTCTTTCCAACCGGTTCTTCTGTCTGTTCTTCTGTTTCTACTGCATATTTTTTGATAAGTTCATCATACGCAGTTCTTTCTTCTGCGGTCATTTTAGACTTGTTGATTTTAAGCATGTCTTCCAATTCCCCTTTCTCATTATCTTCGTTTGATTTTTCAATAATATCTGTCAGATTCTTATGTGCTTTCATAACCATCTGAAGATCTGTTTCATCTGGTGTAGCCAGATTCTTTCTGATATTCGTCGCTGTGCCAGAAGCCCAGTTCGGGATATATCCTTTCATAGCTTCTGCAAACTGTTCTGTGCTTGTTTCCATTGCGGCCTGCTTCGCAGAACTGTCCATTTCTGCATCGCACAGAATAGAGTTCAGTGAATTCTGCAGTGCATAGCAAGTAGACCAGATTTCATCCCTGATTGCATCCATGCTGACAGCGTTGATCTGTTCATTGAATGTTGTTGCTGATTTTGTAATCTCTGAGTCTGACTTACTCAATTCACCCGTAATCCAGTTCACAAATCGTTTGAAAAGACCTACCTCTGGATTTGAAATTTCTTCCCCATCCTTGCTTTTCTTTATCTTAATATTTGCCATCTGGTTAGCTCCCTGGTCCACAAAATCAACTTTCTTTATATGCAGACCTTCAAGTTTTGTCGCCAAGTCATTCCCTCCTTTCGCTTTATTTATCAAAAAAGCACCGTTTCCGGTGCCTATTGATCAGATTCTTCATCTTCCACTTCTACTCTCTTTGCTTCTCCCTCTATGGAAAACATAGAGTATGTTCCATCTTTAACCTTTTCCCATACATCGGCATCTGTTACCTGAAAACCAATCCACCATCCCGTTGGAAGTGTTCCCTCTGGAATACCCATAGCTTCCATCTTTTCTTTTGTAAATACTGCACTTTCAATCAGTCTGGCAACGCCGCCTCTTATATGCATCTCTCCACCTTCCCGGTAAAGATCAACAAATTTGTATGCCGCCTGTTCCAGTTCCTCTGGTTCGATGATGTCATGCTGCAGGTCTTCCAGCACTTCTCCATCTGCGGTAATCGAAATATTGGCCCATCCGAACGCCTGCATTTTTTCATCATCGGATTTCTTGATCTGAAATTTTCTTTTTTCAACCGGTATGTCTTTCGATTCCGGTTCATCTCTTATCTTCATGATTTCATTAAACGATTTCATATGTTGCCTCCACATATTTGACCGCGCATTTGCACCGAGGATGCAATGGCGGCAATAATACTGTTACATTCCTTCTTCCTGACTGTGTCTCAAAACTATCATCCATACTAATCTGTACGCCCTCAAGAGCCTGGCACTCTTTGCACACTCTCTCATCAAGAGCAGTTGACCATTCTTTCTTCATTTCCGGCATCAAATCATGCCGGATGGCTTCTCTGATGAAAGCATCTGCTCCCGCATTGTATGCCTGTGCAATCTCTGTCCTGGCGATTGTTTCAGCCCTATATCTCTGTTGTCGCTCAGCATACTTCGCAGCCGCTGTCCTGGCCTTTCTCTCAATAGATTCTTCTTTCATGCGTGGATGATCTGCTCTCAACTGAGTCTTCACACTGTTATAATGCCTCAGATTCGCTGCTGCCTGCCTCTCCGTCAAGCCAACCGTTGGCCGGATATATCGAGCAGTTTCATCGCTACCCATACCTAATGACTGGGCTTCTGCAATCAAATAGCGGACCGCATTCACCTGATCACTACAGACATTCGTAATCAAGTTACCTGTTCGATTTATAATCCAATCTCTCACATAGATTTCTGAACTAATCTTTTCTTCCAGGCCAACAAATTCAGCTGTTGAATTCCACGCCGCAAAATAAGCGCTTTCCCATGATGCTGTCATTTTCGAGGAAAGAAAGACAGAATAATCTGAGAACCATTGATCAAACAGGCTCTGCGGATCCGCTTCTCCGATTACAATCTCCCGCAAGTCCTTATACAGCATAACCGCTGCCTGATCTTTCCAGAACCTTACAAGCCATTTCATCGGCTCGTCCAGGTTACTCTCAAGATAATTATCAAGGGCTTCAAGAACCTTCTGTGATTCTACGCTTTTTTTAATCGTTCGAGACCTTGCCCGCATCTTCAACATATGTTCACCTGCCTAACCGTTTCTTCGCTTCTTCGATTTCCTGATTTTCCTCAGGCTCAACTTCTGATGTTTTGCCTTCTTTTTCCGGCGACCTTCTCTGTGCTTCCCGCTGTTCATCCTTATTTCTAGGATCATCTGACAGCGTTCTCTCCGGCAGGTTGGCGACTTCTCTTACATAATCCTCAAGATCTTCATCCGGGATAAGGATTCCAACTCCAACCATGTCTTTCAGGAATGTAGACAGCTTCGTGATATCTCTCTTGTCCACATCGCCATGTGCAAGCTGTGGATAATCTGTTATTGCATCAAAATGAGCACCATTCATGTCGATCAGGGATGGAATGCCCTGATTATTGAATGTTTCGCATATGACATCCAAGAACGCCCCAAGAGCAACTGCGAACAGTTCTGTTTTATCTTCACTCAGCGCAAAGCTTCCTGTCTGCTCATGCCCCAGCATGATGAAATCCGCCATAACAGTCTGCGCGATCTTTGCATCATATCTGTTGATAATGGCATTCGTGTCAAACTGTCTGGTTCCACCAGTGCTCAGGAGTTCAGCTTCATATCCAGCTGGAAGAACAAGCCCTTCATATTCGTTTCTGCGGATGTTCTTGACCATGGATGTAAGCGCTGCATTAATAGATACCAACTCAGGGTCTTTATCGTCCCATATGTCTACACCATCTGGTGCGTGCAACACCGGAAGTCCGGCAAGGTCTCTTTCGATTCCAATTGCCTCGATTTCCTGTATGCGGCGCTTGAAGTACCATGACCGATAGGCGTTTCTCAGAATGCTTCGTCCCTCAGGATTGTCTTTTATGCTCTCTGTTCTGAACAGCATTGCTTTGCTGATCGGGATGGTAAGCAATCCATAATCCGGCGGAGGTTGCTGAGTCATTCCGATTAAGTTGTCTTTATCGTCATATTCCCATCTGTACAACGTATCCTGCGCTCTGGGCGGAATCTTCTGCCATCCAATCAGTCCATCTGAATATTTGCTTGATGTTTTTCGATTTTTTGTTTTTCCCATCCTGCGCTTGTAGACAATTTCATGAAAGCTCCAACCGTATGCGAGAAATGATAAAATCTCTGAGATGGTGTCAGTCCATGTATTCTGCATATCGTCCATACACGATTCTACAAATTCTGCTGCTTCCCGGTCTTTTGCACTATCACCGCCCGGCTCAATATGCCATTTAACCTGACGAATCAGCATTTTTATAGCAAACATTATCGCTCCAATCGTATCATCATTGTCGAGCATCTCACGATACGTTTTCACGCCTCTTATTCCGGATAGTTCAGGAAGAAACTCTTCATTAAACACGCCTTCCCAGCGTTTCTGTCCAATCCGTCCATACTCTTTCATCTTCATCACCTCTCTTTCTGGCTATATCAGCCCCAATAATTATCTTTTGACAATTTCTGCATAGCACCTGCACTTGGTGCCGTACCTGTGTGCTTCTTGATTTTTCCAAGATACAATGCCAACGCAAGAGCATCTGCCCGGTCAGGAGAATCAAGTCCTCTTTTCTTCATTTCCTTTTTGGGTTCAATCTCAAGCTTTCCATTACTGGCCATGGTGTATTTTCTGGAAGAAAGCTGACCAATCGTCTGCTCATCGTCTTCAATAACAATCTGTTTGTTATCAAGGAGATCTCGCATACTGGCCCACATAGCGGTAGTCAGGTTATTGTACCTTTCAGCTGCATCTTTACCTGCTGCCGTATCAGTCTCAATCTTTTCAGCGGCATTTATCGGGATAACTTGCATCTTGTACAGCTTTTGTTCTTTCCGGACTTCCTTTAGTCGGTCAGTGACGCCTCCTCCAAGTCCTGTATCATCAATCTGCACATATACCTTGCCTTCATACGTTGGATGTTCTCTATATATCTTCTTGAATTCCTGTACGATATCCCCTACAGTGGCCATCAGGTTCTGTCCTCGCCTGTTCCGGACTATTTTGCAATGACCATGATAATTACGATATATGATCGTTTCATCATCTCCAAAACGGGCCACATCCACCCCCAATGATACAAACTGCATTCCATCTGTATCATCCAGTTCTAAAAGCCTGCTGCTACATTGTTCAATAATGCTCAGCGGAATAAATACGTCGTCCTCCTGGTTCGGGAACTCGCCCCTGACACGAACACGGACCACGTTAGAATCCCATCCGTATTTTCGAACAAGAGAATCTATGTTCTCTTTATTTGTTCTGGTGCTGTCCATAGAAGAAACCGTATGGCATTTGTACAATGCCCTGTCTCTTGTATGGGAATCATAAAAGGTTCCAGATGTCTTCGTTGGGTTTCCGCACAGAAGAAGTTTATTGTTTGCTCCAGATAAGGTACCAAGGATAGCCTCCATGATTGGATCCGCAACACCGGAAGCTTCATCAACGATAAAAAGCATGTTATCTTCATGGAAACCTTGCATATTCTCTGGCTTTGTAGCAGTCCTGGCAACACCAAACCAGCGCTTTTCCTCTCCAACCATATAAACATATGTCTTTGTCCATTTTAGAAGTATAGAGAGCAGTTCGGACTTGCTCATCCACTTGGAAATCTCAGACCAGAGGACATCGTGCAGCTGCTGTTTAGTTGGTGCTGTCGCAACGATTCTTGGGTGCGGAAAACAGGTAACGAACCACAGGAACACCGCTGCCTCAAGACCAGTCTTTCCGACACCCTGTCCGGATTTAATGCTTACCTTTGGGTTTGCAGCCAAGTCTCTAGCTGCTTGTGCCTGCCATTCATCTGGTTCGAAATTCAGAACTTCCCGAAAAAACATGACTGGATCATCACGCCACAAGGGAATGCTTTCGTCAAGGAACTCAGAGAACGTCGTATCATCCATCATGTTTCTCTTCCCTCCTTGCTTTCACTACAGCTTCGGCCCAAGCACGAACAACCTCATTGCCCTTGCTTTCTCCGGCAATCTTCTGCTTCTCAAGTCTCAGCTTCGCAAGTGCTTCAATAGCCTTAGTCTTCTTTGACTGTACAGTAGAAAGTTCTTTTTCCAAACGAGCAATCATATTGTCCTTGTTTTCCATATTTGTCATCATGTTATATGTGTTACCCGGAAGACGATCTCCAGAAGCAACCTTTTCTTCAATGCGTTCTTCATAGAGCTGTTTATCTTCATCTGATTTGAAAGCTCGCTTGTCTTCAGTTCTGGCGAAGCCGAACAAAGATACTTCTCCATTCATATTCCGGTATTTATTGATTGCCGCCATGATTCGTCTTTCCCTCACGGCAAAGAGCTGAATCTGTTCGATCAGGAGCATTTCTTCATCCATCGGAATATCTTCGATCATATCTTTTTCAGATTCATCAAGGACATCCCAATATACGGAAGAGTACGCTCCGTGTTTCTCTGCAATCTTATCTCCCGGTTTCAATGGACCGCCTTTGTTTCCTACAGCATTTTTGTTTCCAAGTTGTCCACCTTTATGGCGAGCGCTCGTTTTTTTCTTTTGCGAGCGCTCGTTTTTTTTCTTTTTTGCATCCCCATCCCAATTCTGGGTTGATTTCCAGCGTCGAACTGTACTGGCTGGGACGTCCAACTTCTTGGCAATGTCAACAAGTTTCATCCCGTTCTTATACATTTCCTCAGCTTCAATGCTGTTGGGACTTCTTGCCCTTGCCAATGGACACCCCTCCCTTCCATCATCTTATTTCGGCATACGCAAAAGGGAGAGGTTGCACTCCCTCTCCCCGCTTTTTGTTCTATGTACAATAGAACAGTATTAAATTTTTGTGATAAATTCAGCTTTTGAATATCCCGTCACCCCTTTTGTCATCATCTTCAAGAAGTCTTCTTTTGAAAAATCAGACAATCGGAAGATTTCTTCCGGTCTCATTCCAAGCTGTTTACCGATTTCTTCTACAGTTTTGCCTTCATCCATGAGTTCTTTTACGATTTTCTTCATAGGTTCCAACAAATGCGTACCTCTTGCCCTGTTATGAGTAACGGTACCGTAAATATCTTCTGAATGCTCTTTATGCTCCACAATAACTATAGGAACCTTGCCATCCAGTTTTGAAAGCAAAGGCTCCATTCCTGCAACTGTCCATCTATGAAAGCCATCAATGATCGTCATATCCGGTCGGACTACTATCGGAAGTGTCCATCCGTTCGTAAGAATAGACTGAATAAGCAGTTTTAAGTTCTCTTTCGAAACTTTGTTCGGGTTATAGTCATTCGGCTTTAATAAATTTCTGTCCACCCAACGCAACGTGGACAGCGGCGCTGTTAACTTACTATCCATGTTTTCTCTCCTTCTTTGCGTTATTGATATACCGTCCATATATTCTCTGATACAGTGCCCTGAACGTCCGCATCTTAGGATCACCAGATATCAGACCCTCGTAAATATGTTTGCAGTCCTCCGGTGTTGCAATAGCAGATACTGCAATAAAGAAATTACGGTATCTCTCTGCTACATGCCGTTTATGCGGAGTATCAAAAATTTCCATATGATCAAACAGATTTATCAATTCCTGTTTGTAATCTTTCTGCTCCTGTCCCTGTTCAGATTCTTTCCGCTTTCTGGAACTTCTGCCAAACATCTCGCTATCCCAGTACAGGGCGGCCAGATATGCGTTCGGCTCTCTCCGAATGACCCTCTCCATAAGATCTGGATAATACTCATTCATCTTCACAAGGCTTCTGGCTGTATCAACAGAAAAAAACTGCGATACCCGCATCTGACGTTTACTGGATCCTGACTGCCAGAGAAACAGATATATCTCCGGGATATCTACATAGTTCCTCAGTAAGAAAAGCCATACATCATTATCAGTCCAGTCGTAGATTGGAAATACCTGCTTCTTGGATGTCATTCTGTTTCCGGCTTTTGTCATAGACGCAATATTCTGAAGACGCTGCACGGATTCCGCTGTACGGATTCCGACCATCGTAATACCTGATACAGTAGTTCGTGGCAGGAAATCCTGATAAGCATCAATCCTCGGTCTTAACAGTTTATGACTCCTTATTGCAAAAGAAGGAGGCTGTCGTACCCACACATCCTGCTTTGTTGAATCCCAGCAAATAAATGTCTCGTCATTCGACAGCTCGTTAAAGCAATTGTAATGTTTTACTTCTACACAATACCATTCAAATTTAGCTCCCATCATCATAAAGATTCTGCGCCATTTCTTTGTCATTTCTTCCATGCAAGGAAATATTGCTTCTTCATCTATGAATTGCACGGTAAGCTGTTTCATGTTAATCTCGCCACGGTTGGCTAGGTTTACCATTAACTGTGCCAAGCACAAGCTGTCCTTTCCCCCACTGAAAGAAAAGAACACTGGCAGACCATTTCCAAATACATTTTTTATTCGGATTTCCGCAGCCTTCACAACATCAATGTTTGATTCGCAGCGTTTTACAGCCATATTCTCTCACCGCATTTAGGGCAGACAACAAACCTTCTGGTCTCTGTGATCTCTGGTTCGGTTTCAGTGGCATTCTGCTCTTCTGCTGGCTGTTCGTTCTGCGGGTTCGGCTTTTCCGGGCTGCTCTCTCCATTATCAGCTGATTGTGTATCCACTGCGGCTTTCTGTTCTCTCTTTTCATTTGCTTCTTTAATCTTCTGGATTTCGGAATCATCTAAAGTTCCATACTCAGAGAGTTTTTCGGTAACTTCATCCGCATCAGCGACCATCTGCTGTAAAATTTCTTCATCATATCCAGGGATATCCAGATCCCCCTGCAGTTCCTCAAGGAACTCATTCAGGGTTTCCAGATTGTCGATTCCAAGAGCATAGGTCTTATTATCAGCTATCATGAGTTTCTTTTTATCGTTCTCAGAAAGCCCTGCTTTTACATATACAGTTGCTTCCTGATAGCCAAGACTCACCATAGCTTCATACAAACCGTTACCAATCAGAATGATATTGTTTTCATCAATGACCAGCGCTCGTGTCTGACCAAACTTTTCAAGTGATCTCTTCAGTTCCCTGATCTGCTGTTCTGAATGAATCCTGACATTTTTCTCAGGATGCTTCAGAACACTCAATTTTTTGATTGTTACTTTCATCTTGCTTGTCCTCCATTTCTGAAGGGCAATGGCTTCCGGCTGCAACCGGCTATTTGATAGCTTTTAAAAATTCTCTGGCTCCATCGAAATGCTGTGCTGCATTTTCAACTATGGTCTTATCAATGTCGTAAACTTCTTTCCAACCTTGCTGTTCTGTCTCCATGTACTGTCTGGCAGGCCATGGATGTGTACCGCATAAATATCCTTTCTCCCAGTCATATATGGGCGGGAGTTTCACATCATAATAGTGAATATACGCAAGGACATCTTCGTGTCTCCACTCTGCGAGAGGGCTGTATCTGGTGATTCCGGCTGAATTAGTGTAGATATTATCTTTTCCAACATAATTGCCGTCTGCCTTTCTGCGTCCGAGCAGGAGTATATCCAGCTGATGTTCTTTATAGTATCGCGCCTGTCCTCTATGCTGTACAATGTGAAACCACTGTGCTGCTTTGGTGCTTTTATCCGGGAACAACATATCCGGATGCTTTTTCAGCCATTCCATATCCTGTCCAGTATTAATAACCTCAAGGCCAGAGGGTTTATTCTGCTCTATCCATGCAATAAATGCCGGATATTCCAGATTGCATCTCACAAGGACGCTCTGATCGATGCCAGCTTTCTCGCATATCTCTCCAAGTACCAGGGAGTCTTTTCCCGCACTCCATGCATAGGCTGCCTTTTTTCCCTTGCATTTCTCTTTGATGTCTTTCACTGTCTTTTTCACAAGAGAGTCCAGTTCTTTCTTTGATACCGTCTCTTCAATGTGATCAAGTGCATTCTTCCAGTCTTCATTATTTCGAACGGATTGTTTTCTACCGAGCATAGCGTCTCTCCTTTCCGGAAGCGGCCAAGGCAATAATTCCGCTCAACAGGACTGTGAGCAAGCTTCCCAGTGTTTTATATGGTCCACTATTCAAAACGCTGCCGTAGGCAAATACAGGAAGCCCTACAGCCAGTGCAGCAACCACACCTGTGATAATCCCTTTTGCATTCAGTCTTACCCCTTTCAGTGTCATGACTGTTGGAAGTAATGTTGACGCCCTCAGTGTGCCATAGAACAAAAACAGATGTGTCACTGTAATTCCCGGGATATTTGCAATCAGAATGCCAGCGATCAGAAGCACTGCCATTGCAGCTCTGGTCTTCCTGATGTCTTTTCCTCCTGCAATATCTGTCGTAAGCGAAGATACTGCGCACAGGTTGCTATCCACTGTAGACAGCAAGCCGGAAACAATCATGAAAAGGAACGGCAATACTGCCCAGGACGGGAAAAAGTGGCGGATCAATTCAAAATTGATGATTCCAAGGTTCTGTGCCTGATATCCTGCACCAGCTCCCATAAATCCGAGGATTCCCATTGACAGCGGAACCACCGCAAAAAGAACTGCTCCAAGAAGAAACGCTCTTCCCAGCTTCTCTTTTTTTACTGCAAACGCTCTCTGCCAGAAGCTCTGATCTCCAAACGGCCCGGATAAAAGTCCAATCGTTGTCGGAAGCCCAAAGGCTAAGAAAATCTCTACTCCTTTTCCAGAGAATAGTGTTGTGTAGTCTCCTGATATACCGCTCAGTCCCTGTATAATGCCCTGTGTTCCTGTATTTCTTACTCCGAATATTACAAATAGGCTACATGCAACAAGCATGAATACCATTTGAATAGCATCTGTAAGCATAGATGCTTTGATTCCGGAGAACAGGGAATATGAAATTGCTATGCAAGCAAGCAGAATAGTCATGGCTTTGAACGAAATTCCTGTTACTGCACTAAGGATCTGACTTCCTGCAAGAAGCTGAACTCCCGTTGACAGAACAGACAGCCCGATCAGCTGAAAGAGGTAAACTCTTTTCACTCCATCGGATTTGTATTTTTCTTTCATGTAACCAGACAGTGTCATTCCTTCCGGCATTTCCTTCCGGATTCTCTTTGCAAAAGGAATAAATATCACCAAGCATAAAGCATTTGGCACTAAGAACCAGAAAAGCCCAATCCATCCGGCCGAATATGCTTTTTCTGTTGAAACAAACAAAGCCGGCGCCCAGATCCACGTCGCCGCAATACTCAGTGCGGACAGGATCCAGTTCTCAGACCGGCTTCCAACACAAAAATTTACTACATTTTTCTCTTTTTTAGTCATGGTCACTGTCGCCAGTATCATGATCGCTGCGTAGACAAACAGCATAATTATTCCATTCATGTATGATCTCCTTTATTTTTCTAAAGGAGCATTTTACCTTTACATTTATATCCCTCCCGTCCAAAGGTTTGCATTAAAAAAGCCACCAGATTTCACTCTGATGGCTCATGGCTCATGATAAAATTTTACCCGATTATCATACACCATTTTCGTTATTAAGTCAATGTTAAGTTAACGGTTTTCGATATTTTCTGTTTTTTCAAAAAATTCTCAGTCCGTCAATGCCAAAAAACAATGAAGACAAGCGCTCTTTCGCAATTTTTATGTCTTCGTATACTGTCACTTTACTGACTGAATATTTTTTCGAAATTTCATCAATTTTCATTGGTTTCTTCGAAATGTACAGATCCTTGATGATCTTATAACGCCTCTTGTCCCTGTCTGATATCTTGCTACAGTATATGCGGTATACATCGAGCATTTTATCTATATGTTGTACCATGAGAGCTGTTCTTTTGGCAGAAGTCCGTATTGATTCCACAATAACCTTGTCGTCTTTCATCTCCATAATGTCTTCCAGTATTTCTGTGACCTCTTCTCTTTTTGAATCCCTCGATTCATATACAGCATTTTCACAGGATGCCTTGAGAGTCCTGTAGTTTCTGAGGAGCAATTCTGTATTGTGAAGTCTTCGGTCTATTCTTTCTTTTTCAGCCCGGCGCTGAGCCACCAGCATTGTATCGCTTGCAACCTGGGCTCCTGCCACTGCTGCCTGCTGAATCATTTCTTCAACATCTTTTTTGCTCATAACAACGAATTGTTTTTCTGTATCCATGCTCCACCTCACACATATTTCTTTCCAGTCTCAGGATCCTCGAATTTGATTCTGTCACAGAGTTTGAACCCAAATCCTTTTGCAAGTCTTTTGACCATCTTCACAAACAGTTCTGCTTCCTCATCCTTTTTTGTCCTGCTTGCCCTGTACACTAATGTTCGGGTTCTATCCGCTGCACAGATCGCATCATGTGCTGTTCTGTCCTTACATCCGCTTGCATTATATAAACTTTTATCCATATCAATTCTCCTTTATATATTTAAGCATGTACTCCTCTTTATATTGCTTCCATTGCTGATCTGTCATTCCCGGAGCGTAGAAATCTCGCACTGTATCAAGTGCTTCCATCATCCCGCATTTAGGACATATCATTGTTTTATTGTCTTTTCTTGATAATGCCGGGCGAGAACTATACTCTTTCCCACATTCAGGACATATCCTTTTCTCCTCCATCTTTTAAATCTCCCAAGAAATCTTCTATAGTCATTTGACCAGGTATTTTGTGTTTTTCCCAGTCTTCCGGATGTGGATAATAATGTGTAGTCAAACCATTCCAACATTCCGGACCATATCCCCTTTCAATGCTCTCCGGATCCGTCAGTTTCCTTCCACATTTCTGACATTTGCTGTACATACGAATCCTCCATCTTTCCGCCAAGTAATGTAAACAGCCATTCTCTCTGGCTCTGCAGATATTCCATCTTCCACTGAAGAATCATCTGGTCAATCACCTGATCTTCCATCGCCTGATACTTTTTAGTCATCGCTATCTGTTCTTCATTCTCTCTGATAGCTTTTTCGATATCAATATGAATCCTTGCATACTCTTTCAAAGGGGCTTCTTTGGCCTTTTTAGAGGCTATAATAGCCCACAAGAACCATACGATCATGCAACTAAAGATTCCACATATATAAAATATAAGTTCTTTCATTTTTCACATCCTTTCGTCTAAAACTCTGAGAGCTTCATGCAATTGTGCCTCTTCAATAAATTTTTCCATCGCCACCTGGCATTCTTCTATCGTTCCAATTTCCCGATATTTCTTTAATTCTTTCTCCTGTTCTGTATACTCGTTCATAATTCGCTGAATTACACAATTCTGACATTGATCATCGCAATCCGCTCCGCAAGGTAAATCGACATGATCTATCTCGATGTTTCCCGTTTCAAAGTTTCTGGAAAAGCTACAACACTCTTCTGGAACATAATTTCCATCTTCATCTTTAATCATTTTTACTGTCATTTGCTTTTCTATTTCCTTTCTTTGGTTGCTGCCTTTTCAACCTGTTTCAAATACTTTATCTGTCTTTGTATATACGGATCATCCTCTTTACCACCCGTTGCAAGCCAATCAGAAATTCTTTTATCAACATCCTGTAAAACTGACAGAGGAATTAAATCAGTATGAACATTTCCTATATTTTCCAAAGACATCAGATTTCACCTCTTTTTTTCCATCATACCAGCTTCTTCGCGGGTAAGAAATACGGTTTTACCAATTTCGCTCATTGGAAAAGCTCCTGCTATTGAACCGCTAATTAATACAACCATTCCAACCTGCTTTTATTCTGTCCCAGTGATCTGTTGAAGCTACTCCGGTCATTTTCTCCGGCAATGGCTTCAATGGACACCAATCAGGTCTTGATTTGCTTTCACAATCATAATGTTCTTCTGTCATCAGAATTACATCATAATCTAAACAGCCAGCTAATTCACAATAGCCCACATATTCAAGTTCGCCGCAGTATGCAGTTCCGAACGGGCAATCATAGCAATTCTCTGGTGTATCTATCACTAACACTGATTTACTCATCTGATTCCTCCTGCAATAATTCTGGATTGTCAAAAATGCTTCCAACTACTTCCATTTCGCACCTGTCGATATAATCTTTGGTCAGTGGCATTGAATAGCAGAATGGTTCACATCTGCTGATTGCGTCTGTCGGAATAATCTCATAATGCCATCCGACAACTTTATCTACTATGGACCCGGTTTCAATATTTCTTACACCAAATTCTCCAAATACCGTTTTTACAAGGTCTTCTGAATTTCCATGACACATCAAAATATCATTCTCCCAGATTTTCTTGCCGTTCTTATCTGTTAATCCTGTGTACTCGCATATTGTATCCGGATCAACTTCGTCAAATTCATCCGCCGTAACGGTCCATTTGCCTATTACCAATTTCCCTATGAATATTCGCTTTTCTCCCGGCATTCCACCATCCATCAGGTATCCCTCTATCCATTCACCGTTATCTTTTTTCTTTCCCTTAAAAAGAATTTCTCTCATTAACTCCACCATCCTCTACTTGTCCTGATTCTTCTAACCAATTTTCAACACATGGTAGGCAGATATAGCAACTGCGCCAACCTTGTCCTTCTACTATTGCTTTTTGATTCAACATTCTTTCGCCTTTAGGTACCTGTTTTTCACATACGCAGCATAAATGAGAAACCCTTATTTTTACGATTTTTTCTGTCAGATTTGATTCCGAACCATCCATATCCCCTGCGAATATCTGACTATCAATATACATTTTTTCTGGATATTTCATTCAATCCACCGCCTCTCACGATTTCAATGGCTCTTCTCAATCCCATTTTGTTTCCCGCAATATCTTCCATAATTTTTCTACTTCCGGAGATCTCCACGCAACCATGCAGTATGTATGTGCGTCTTCTGAGTAATGATAATGGTTTCTCTCCAGGTGTTCTCGGGCCTCTTTCTCTGTAAGAAACATCGTGTTTGGGTACATAAATGGTCTGATTGAAATACCAATTATCATGGTATCATCATGTCCATTGTTGGCAAGAAATTCATTCACTTCCTGCGTTGACAAATCCTCATACACTTCTTCTCCATCCTCCATATACGTCAACTCGAAATCCTGTGTATACCCTGTTTCAATTCTACAGTTTTCCCTATCGATATTGTTGTCTGGCAAGATGTTATCATTGAGATACTTCACCGTTTCTTCCGTTGTACTTGTAACTGTGCTTCCATCTACTTGCAAGCACAGCTCGTCCGGATCCTCATTATTGATCGCTCTCTCACTGCCTTTAATAACCCAGAAGCGAGGATCCGCTGTTCCTGTTGTGTCCTGAGTATTCATCTCAAGCTGTAATCTTTTCAGAAATTCTACATCTTCCTGATTAAGTTCTCTTTTCTTCGTTGTATCTTCATGATACTGCAATGTTTTATGAAATATTGCCATCTTAATTCCTCCTCTCAATGCCCGCTCCGCAGCATGCAGAACAGTAATTCTGTCATAGACTTCGTTCTTATCCCCTGCCTACAAGGCAATACAATTTCCAACTTCCAGTTTCTATCCTCGCTTAATAGTGTAGGATCATTGAATTCTTCCATTGCTTCTCTCCAAAACGGAATAGCAACCATAATGCCGTAATAAGTTGATGAATCTGGGTGCTTTTCACTCATGTAATTAGCAAATTTGCCACTCCGGAAATCTGGCAGAATGTCTTTGTAACACGCCATCGTAGTTACAATGTAATTCTTTTCCCCGAAGAAATTCAAACCATTACCGCTATAAACATCCTCTTTGCAGCTCTTGATTTCATAGCAGGTGAATATGCCTTTTTCTATTCCTGACACAGAGCATTGATTCGCCGGAGAAAATTCCATGTAGTCCACCCGCCTTGCCTTCGGGGTCCATGGATCAATACTAACCTCGCTGGCCCAGTGCGAGCCAGCCCTTCCGAGGCGAGTATCTGTAAGTAATTTTCCGAGGAATTTGGTTGTTTCAGTTCTTGTCATTTTCTACCTCATATTGGTTTTTTACCTTAATTGTTTCTTACTATTCAGGTTTTGTGGTGTCGTTTTCTACCCACATGCGAAGTTCTTTTGCTCCTGGATTATTCTCCTCGATACCATCTGCCAAGTTGCGCAGGACCATAGAAATAATTCCGGCGTCTGCAGTTGCATATGGTGTAATAGCTTTAATGATATTTTTACTGTAATAGTTCAAACCTTCACTAAGCATTTCTGCCCCTTCTTTGTTTTTTCCTTCTTGGAGCATTTTTTTGGCTCTAAGGAAATAACTCTGCATACGTTTCTCTTTAATCTCTCTCATTTCTTTACCACCTTTATCTTTTTTCTCAAACGCTCAGAATGCTCGTTCGTTACAATATACTCTTCGCACTCCTGTTTCCACATATCCTTGTTCTTTGTGTCTCCGTCATACCACCTGCAGTGCTCGCAGGCATCGCAAAATATCTTTGCTTCGCCCGCTGTTTTATCTACACTGTACATTAATATTCATAATCAATGCATTCATCTGATTCAGAATAATATTCTCCATCAAATCCTTTTCTCATCAACTTCTCCCAACACGAAAAGCATACAAGTCTAAATGTTATGCCATGGCAGTCTCTTGTAAACTCCATATTGCTTCTTTCCGTTTTCTTATTACAGCAAGGACATATCCGGATATCTCTTTCTATCTGTCTGTTCATAATCCTCCTTTCCCTGCCGCAATCTGACAGGCTCATGCGGCAGGATTGAATCTATGTGAATTTTAGAGCACCCTTAATCTTCTCGGGATTCTTCTACCTCCAATTTTTTCAGGTCAGCAACCTCCCAGCATCCCCCTACAGGTTCAACAAAAGCAAATTTCGCACTTGTTGTGTCATCCAAATATAAATACTCGAAGTTCCTCGATTCAGTTCGTCTGGCAAGATATAACTGTCCACGATCATTTCTCAGCATATAAGTCCATGAAGGATCCAGTTCGTCAAGAAAACTCTTTTCGTCTTTTGTAAGTTTAGGTTTTCCTGTAATATATTTATCCTGCAACTTATCATCATTTTTCTCATTTATTTCACATACATAATTTGTAACAAAGCATTTATTGTTTGCAGTCACTCCTGCAATAGCTCTCAGCAAATATCCGGCAATCTGTTCTTTTTTAACACGAGATTTTTCTAAGCATCCAACATTAATTGTTATCTTAATATCTTTTTCTTCCATAGCGCCATCTCCTTCTTGCTTCTACTTTTTTCATACAGTGAACCTCATTCTCCAAAGCATTCATCTGTCTCTGGATATCATCAACATCAACCAGTAAATAGAAATCCGGTTGAACCAGACGAGTCGGCCCTACATTCAGATTCATCTCTTTGTGCAATTCCTTGCACTTGTTTTCTCTCTCATGCACTGCTTTATATATTTTCACTTTCCGCACCTCCTAAGAAACTTTTTCCGAACATTATCATATTCTGTCAGCAGATCAATATCTTTCTTCCAGCTCAACGGACGATCTGTAATTTCTACATAATACTCTTTCTTGATCAGGAGCGCATAACTTGCCGAAGAATAGATATCCTGTCGATCGCATCCAATTCGCTTTGCTATGTCGGATGCGGTGATGGAGTATTCCATCACTGTCCCGTCCTTTCTGCACAAATTATATAAATTCGCCATAATACATCACCTTTCAGCTGTGTGTGGCGTAGAAGTTCTCCATTGCCCATCTATTCCCGGTAGCAGCCACCTGTGCTCTGGTTCTTTCATATGGAGTAAGTGGTTTCCCGGAAATTCTTTTGGATCTGGTTTTCGGAAGGAATCCTTTCCGACGAAGCTCTTCCAGTTCTTCTGGTGTTGCATCTTTTACATCTTTCATATCCAAGATCTCAATCATAGTTTTTATTCCTCTCTTATCATTACTGGAAGCACGATAGCTTTCATGTCACTGTCTTCTGCTTCAACAACTGCCTTTAGAGGCCTCTAATTTGAGCTGCATGGTCATTTCTGTATTGGATGCGATTAAATACCCGTCCTTTACCAGAACGCCTCCTAATGCCGGAAACTGGTCGTTCTTCTGCACAATGCTTTTCAATTTATCAATAGTTCTGGAAATCTCATACTTCTGTACTTTCATCTTCGTTCCTTTCCCGGAGTATTATCCCGTCCAGATATTTCACAACACCGTTGTTGTATTTAACTCTATAAGGCGCCAGTTCCTCACGATTCATATACTTATGTCCGTAGATTTTTTTCATGTCTCTGAATACGATCCATGGAACCCTGTAAAACTCCTCGAATTCGAGGGATATTACCAAGAAGCACATGGCCCCAAGCTTCATATACCTTTCAAAGCACGCCTGCTGTTCAGCAGTTACTACGTCCCTGCTAATCTTATCTTTGTCCGTATGCTTTGCATCGAACAAGATCATGGTTGAATCCATGAGAATTCCTTTGAAATCAGGCTGAGCCTGTTTAGTGAAGCAGCAGATGAACTGCCCTCTGTTCCTGTCCATTGCTTTCAGTACCTTAAATGCTTCCGGAGTTTTATCAACTGTTGCAATTCCTCTTTCTTCATAGAACCGGGAAGCTGCCATAATCATTCTTTCAAAATATTCGCCGTTTGATCTGCTTTTAAGCCCTCTGATTGAACGATTATAAGTATCCATGCTCACCTGCCACCTTTACTAACTTATTGATTGTCACTGCTCCGATGCCTGGAATCCTGTTCTGTTGGAGCAGTATAATAAATTCCTTTGCCGTATTCTTTGCCACTGCCTTGCCTTCGTTAAATCCTTCACTTCTGGCTTTAGCTTCTCTATCCTCAACGTAATGTACCAGCTGCTCGTCGGTCTTCTTTCTCATTTTCACTGCTTTTTCATGGATTTTATTTTCATCCATCGTTCTCTTATAGCTTTTCTTAGCCATCTTGTTTCTCCTTTCTATACTGCTTCCGGCTTTAAAAATCCAAGCCGTTTATCCTCTTCCCATTCTGTATTTGAGAAATCAAGTGCCTGTCCGCATCTGTCGCAAAATTCTGGCTGATAATTCGGACCTGCATTTAATATGTTCCGGCACTTAGGACAACAGCAATACTCACGTTCCATCTTTACGAATCCGTATTTGATATACTGTTTTGTTCTGAAAATAGGCTTCATAGCTTTCATTACTCCACCTTCTCTCCATATTCGATCACATATTCATACTGCGTTGTCTTTCTAGTTTCACTGCTTGGAATCTCTTTTCTTACGATCTGAACCGCATATCCTGCTTTCGCCAGCATTGAAACCATCTGCAGTCTGTCTTCTTCATTCCACTGTACCGAGCCTTTACGAATGCTCCTTATAATCTGCTTAGCCATTACCCGCACTTCCTTTCTATCTTTTCTTCTCGTTCTTTCATCAGTTTCTCGAATGCAGCTACAAAAGTTTTTACTGATGACGGCATCTCGCAGTTGTGACTGCCCCTGCACTGGATCACTCGACCTTTGTTATATTCCATTGTGAAATATGGTGTATCAGGTTCTTCCACTCTGCGCACAAAGAAGATGTGTGTCTGCCCTTTGGCCACTCGATCAACGTAAGTTCCAACACAATGGTGAAGGGCAGCTCCTTCATTCTTGATTTCCTGTGCATCTCTTGGCACTCTCAATATCAATCCTTTTCCTTTTATCAGGAAAGCGTTATCTATGCCGGCATTCTCTTTGAGCATTTCCTCCAGAAGTTTTTTCATGACCTCAGCCTCTCGCTTTATCCGTTCTTCTTCCCGACGTTTCTTTTCTGCGGCCTTTTTATCTTGTACTGCCTGATATTCCGCAGCTGTCCTGTCATGAACTTTTTTGAAATTCTTCGGGAAATAGAAGAACATATTGGTGAGGTCATATTTCAGTTCTTTACACCAAGTCAGATAATCCAACCAGTCCTTGGCACAATTCTGCAAACGTTCTTCCCTGATATCCGGTCTTTCTTTGTGCTGCATATAAGAATATCTCCAACACCCTCCACGCTCTCCTACTCGATAATCGGAACCTTCGCGCTCGATATATCTGCAGATCTTATGAATCGTTGAATGTCTGTTTTCTTTCCGTATCAGCGTTGTATTGCATCCAAAGAGTTTATAGAACCGTTCCAATTCTTCCGCTTTCAGGTTGTATCCGGAGCTTTGCGCTTCCTGCAATAGCCTCAATTCATCAATGTTCCCATCAATAGACTGCAGGATTCGTGTGTTCTCCTTCGTGAGCCCGAGTATTTCAAATATTGTTTTTCCGTTTTTTCTGAGTCCCCTGATTCCATTCCGGCTATTATATTCAAATGCCCCGTCATGAATCTTATTGATCAGATGCGCGGCCAGTTTATACAGACCCATTTTTATAAACCATTCAAGCTGTGGAAACTCCTGATATCTGTAAATAGCATTGGCATAATGTATCTGTTCGCTCGGTCTATTCTCTGACAAAATCTCCAGTGCTGAATATTTCATTGGAGTATCTTTCCATGCTTCCGGCAGGTTTCCCGGATATAAGGCACAGTATGACCTTTCTCTGTACCCTTCATCTGTACACCACCGCACAATACCAGTCTGTTTATACTCTCTGTATTCATAACTGCTGGTGCATGGCATTCCGTTCGGTACAAATTTGTAAAACGTCCTTACGATTTCAAGCAGACTGTCATTCGTTTTTCCATCCTGTTTCACCTCTCTATGGACCGAGAAATATCGCCACAGAAACCCCTCTTCTCTTGGTTCAATGAATGAAACTATCCTTTTGTCCCATATATGTGCCGGCATCCTGCCTCTGGCTTTAATGGTGACCGGACTTCCACAAAGGGGGCATATCCCCTTCTCGTTATTTCTTAACCGAATTTTCGTTCTGTCTACCAGTGTCACCCCATTACAATGAGTGCAATGCACCAGAGCCTCATTCTTTGATCTTGTTGAGTAAATCAGATATCTGCTGAATGACATCGCTTTTTCCGATACCCATTTCTTGAAGTCCTCCGGAATTTCCTTGACTGTTCCCATGACTGTATCAATAGGATTTGTCTCCTTGGCATGTTTTTCATCCAGTCGCCGCTGTTTGACCATGTCCTGAAAACGTGTCACAGCTGTCCAGTCTTTAACATCTTTTTCTGTACTCCATTCTTTGAAAAAGCCACGCATACGATCAATGTCTGCATCCGTCCAGAAGAACATGTTTGGGGTATATCTGTTCCCCTTATCTCTATCCCAGTGATATTCATACAGGTGAATACATTCCATCCGATCAAAAGCTGCAGTCAGCCATTTCACCCTTTCAGCAGTCAGATCCTGTGATATGTAATCATTCTTGGAAAAAAATGTTCTTAACTGAGCGCTCTTTTCTCCTTTCTTCAGTTTATCAATGGGATAGAATGTCATCATCAAAAGATCTTTTTCTATGTCTCTTGTTGTAACAATATGCGTGCCCGCAGCTCTTTCAGCAAACCTGACCATTTCGTCTGTGGCTTCTTCTCTTGGAATCTGTGCTAATTTTCTCTTTTCCATGTGACATCCTCCTACAGAAGATCGAACAGTGATATCTGACCGTTCAGGCCGCTGCTTTTTGTACTTGTTTTTTCAGTTTTCCGCTGCTTGGAAGCAGCATCTTTTTTCTCTGGCTTTTCAGAAACCTTGGAATCATTCTTTGTTTCCTGAATGTCTTTCTTGATTTCTGTAACTTTTTTAGCTGGTGCTTCTGTCTTTTTTGTTGTCGCAGGCTTTTTGTCTTTTTCCTTTTTGGCGGTTTCCGGTTTTTCATACTTGTGGTAATAATCCTCGGCCCATTCATACACAACTCGGTCTTCAACTGCTGTACTTCTGCCATTCGACTGCTTCCTAGCCTGTTCGACAATATAGTTAAAGCACTTGTTCCAGGTCTTTCCCTCCTGCATCACATCTTCAGCAAACCCCTGATCCTCTTCGCATCTTTTCAACAGATAAGCAATGATCGACTCAGCAAAATTCTTCTGGGTTGCTTTTTTCTTTTCAGCTTCCAGTTTTTCTTTAGCCTTCTGCTTTACCGGCTTTGCATTCTCAATTTCTGCAGCTCTAATTTCCTCTTCTGTTGGATCCGCCATTCCTGTAAGAATCTCAGCAAGTGAAGCTTTCCCCAAATACACAGTATCCTCTGCTTTCACTTCATTGCCGCTCTCGTCCTCTAATTTGCTCTCTGGCAGTTCTGTTTCATCCTGCCCTATCGTTTTACTGTCCACGCCCGTTTCCGTCTCTAAACGGGCGATTTCAAGCTTCTTCTCAGCATCCTGTTTTAATTGTTCTGACATCTATGTTCTCCTTTCATCGTTTCAGCAGTTGTCTCTCATACTCTGCAAAATCATAATCTCTCTGGTGAAAATTATTAAAGCGGTTTTGAGAAACAGGTTTTGACTTATCCGGCACGCGAGGTGCCTTATCCTGCTCTCTGGATATCCAACTTGTAATAAATCGTTTGATTCCCCTCGGAGTCTTTTTGTTTCTGGGGTTAGAATCAAGCCATCCACGCATATTACGCAATGCCTGTTCAACATCAACTGCCGGATATAATTCTTTAAGCTCTTTGACATATTCTTTTGTCACCAGGTAATCATCCCCATTGATCAACGGCAGTTTGATAAATACATCTGCCTGAGCCGGCTCTGTCTCTACCTTCAACTCAGCCTTTGAACAGGATGGCTCTATCTCCACCTTCGTCCTGTTCTCCGCAACTGGCTCTATCTCCACTTTCGGTTGCGGCTGTCCGGAGTTCACCTCCGGGCAAATGTATTTATTCTCTATCTCTTTATCTTTATCTATCTCTATCTCTTTCTCTTTCTCTACGTCACTGAGGTGTAACTGTTGCGTCACACCAATGTCACATTGTGACGTTTTTTTATCTCTAAGACGTCTCATTCTTTCAGCACTTGCGCTTTCAGATCCCACCATTCTGGAACACTCTGTAAGCTCATATTCGCTTTCGTCTATCAGTTGCAGGAGTCCCTGAGCCATAAGAAACTGGACTGTGACTTTTACGTTTTCCTCTTCTTCATCAAGTTCAAGTGCAATCTCTTCTGTAAAATTCTCTTCTACTCCATCGAAGAAGAGTTTTCCCTCATTTTTCAGAGATACCAGCAACATCTTGAGATAGATAATTGTGTATGTATCGCCTCCGGCAATTCTGCGGAGTTTTTTGATCGGCTTCTGCCGGAAGAAATCATCCGGCAGCTTAAGCCAATAGTATCTTCTTCCCATATACGCCTCCTTAGTAAATGACCTTAGAGCCGTCTTCTGTTTTAATTACGGTTACAGACTGATTGAATCGAGCTTTCATAGCATCATCATGGGTTATTGCCATAATTTTCACATCTGGATACCTCTGTCTGATTGTTTCCAGAGCATCTACATAGGCCTGAGTTCCATCATCGTCGAGAAATGGAGGTTCGTCTATAAACAGCATTCCGAGCTGGATACCTGCGGACGTTGCTTTAATCTCAGACAATGCAAGGATAATAGCAAGTGAAGCCTTTACCTTTTCCCCTCCGGATTTCGAAGCATATGGGAGAGTTGTCTTTCCGTACTCATTGATCAGTACGTCCAGGGTAGCTCTGTCACCGTCTTTACCTTTTACGGTACGTTCCATCACAAATTCCACTCCCATAGTTCCGCCTGTCATAGATCCAAGGATATTGTTTGCAGTATCAGTAATGTGAGGAATAATATTTCGGATGATCTGATGCGGAACGCCATCCTGTGAAAATGCCTGTTTCAAAGCCTCGTAGCAATCAGCTTTCTCAGCTGCAACAGCAATACCTTTATTCAAAAGAGCTATTTCAGAACGCATTGCCTCAACATCTTCAACTCTCTGTGTCAGTACGCCTTTTTGGATCTGCGCTTTTTCCAGAGTTTCTTTTGCAGATTTTAATCTTCTCTCAACTTCTTCAAGAGCCTCACTGCCTTCAATATCTTTTCTTAGTTCTTTCAGTTCTATTTCCGCTTCACGAAGATTGTTATATAAAACAAGTTCGTTGGCATCTTCCTTGCTCCGCTCCTGATATAATTCAGTAAGTCTCTTATCAATATGCTGCTTTCTCTCTTCATACACCGGAAGTTCCTTTTCCTGCTCCGCGAAATGTGCTACTGAATTTCTTTTACATACAGCATCATCATGCTTAATAACGGAATCAGATAACGCATCAACAATATCAGTTGCTTTCTGGGCCTTTATATTGAGCTCTAAGAGGCTTTCTTCACACTGCCCTATCGTTTTACTGTTGGTGTCCTTTTCTGTCTCTAAACGGGCGATTTCAAGTTTCTTTTTCTCGGCATCCTTTTTCAAGTTTTCATATTTCACAAGCGTACTTGCTTTTACTGTCAAAAGATCTAATTTTTCAGCATCATATCCGATAATACAAATTTCATCCTGTTTTTTTGATATTTCTTCGTCTCGTTTGGTCCTCAATGCTGCTATTTCTTCCTCACATTTTTCCAGATGGTCTGCTTCTTCTGGTAAACTCTTTACATCATCGATTGCTTTTGCGAGAAACCTGCAGCTTGCTCCATCTATATCAGGGCAACCGGAATTCTTCATAAATTCCTCCTGCTGTCTTATCTCGGAAATTCTGTCCAAACGATATTTCCGCCTGTTCTCTGCTTCTGATATACGCTGAGAATACGTTGCTCTTATCTGTTGCAGTTCCTGCTCCGCAATAGAAGCCAGATATCTTTTTTCCTGTAATTCCTCGCATTGTGTCCTCACCTGAGCCAACTCCGTCAGTTTTTCTTCCAAATTATCCGGAAGTTCTGCTTTAAGCTGTTCAATAAGATTCGCAATGTCGTTATTTCGACGCTTTGCATCGTTTATGATATTCTGGCAATTCTGGATGTCAGCATTATACCCAGCAAGATTTCTTTTTGCATTGTCATGATTAAGAACGTCTTTCTCCAGCTCTATAATCTGTTCGGACAACTGTTTATATTCGGCGGCTTTTTTTCTGACCTCATTCGCTGATTCCAATGCGACATTACAGTTTTCTAAAATCTGTGTCTTACTTGAGATTTCATCTGAAATGGAGCTGCGTCTCTTATGACAATCATCCAATTCTTCCGAAGCTTTGCGGCACTCCTGCTCTGCTTTTGCAATCTGAGCATGTTTATTCAGCAACTGTCCTTGAGTATCGCTTAAATCCTCAATATCTTTATTAAGCTGCTGAATATCTTCCTCTGCTTTCTGCAATTCAGATTCCGGATCTCCTTTGGATTTGATAAAATCCGTTTTGATTCGGACAGCTTCTTTTTTCGAAGCCAGCTCTTTTCTCTGTTCGGAGAGTTTCTTTTTTGAATCCAGTTCCATAACTCCATAGATTCCAAGACCAAGCAGTTTCGCAAGTATTGCCATACGTTCGTCCTTTTTAGCCTGCAAGAATAATCCGTACTGATCCTGCATGATTAAAGCGCAACTTCGGAATGTCATGCTGTCCATACCGAGAAGCTTCTCTATCTCTGCCTGAGTATCAGCAATTCGCTCCTTTGAAATATTTCGCCATTCATTTTCTTCATACTGAGATAGGTTCAACGTCGGTTTTCCTGACTTAGTTCTGGTACGTACGACCCTGAATCTCTTATCTCCAATGTCAAATACAAATTCTATAGAACCGCTTCTTGCATCTTCTGTACCGCGGATCCACGCCTTGTTGTCTCCCTCTCGAGTTTCTTCAAACAGGCAGTCAACAATCGCATCCATGAATAAGCTGCTCTTTCCTGCTCCATTTACACCGTTGATTGTACAGAAAGATATATCAGCAAAATCAAATCTTTCTTCTTTATAATTTCTGTAATTACGGACAGCTATTGAAATCGGTCGGAATACTCCGTGTATCTCTGCAGTTGTACTCTGTTTCATCGCTTCCGCAATAATCGGTTCTGCCAGTTCTACGATCTTATCCGGATTCTTGAAGCATTTTTCTTCCAGATACTTCTTGAGATTTAAAGTCGGGTCGCTTTCCTCTGAGAGTAATCCTCTGTTCGTAACATCAATAGCATTTTCTGCCTCAATATCAGCTACATAAAACGCTCCCAGTTCATACAGGTCTTTCTGCAGTGCAGGAATATTTAACTGTTTCTTCTGTTCGGATGTACAGGAATACCGCACTCGAACAATCTTATCTGTCACATCTTCCGGAAATCCCAATCTATGAAGATACATCACTCCCTCTCGGATATAAGCTTCCACTTCTTCTGTATCCCATGTGATCGTATAAAACCGTCTGTATGGTGTGATGCAATACCGTCTGTATGGTGTGATGCAATTATGTCCTTTTGTCAGCTTTCCTGTATCACTGAACTCGTGAATCCAGAAACCTCTCTCCTGTCCTTCATCATTGAAATTCATAGCATTAATAGCCCCGGAGTAAAATACATTATGCAGACCATTAAGTATCTGCGGGCAGTGAATGTGTCCCAGGAGCACTGCTTCATACCCCGCAGCTTCCAATGCTTCTCTCGGAATAACCGGTTCAAAATTTGTAAAGAATGAAGTCTGGCCGGATTCCATGTTGCAACCAGGTACGGTATAATGCGCCATCAGGATAGATGTATTATGGCATTCAGCTCGAAGCCCCATTACCATACTGGATATATAGCTTGTCCATGCTTCGTTTTCTTCATCTGCAGACAGACCAGGGAATCTTGATCTGAACTCCTGCTTATCAAATCCCGGAATGCAGGCTATATCAGCATATGGCGTACGGAGTACAGTTGGCGATGTTACTATATGTACATTTCCAGTATTTGCAAACATCTTGCTCAAAACTCTGAATTGTCCACCTCCATCATGATTCGGCGTTCCTCTCATTACGATTACTGCTTTCGCAACACCTGCCAATTTTGTGATCGTGTCTGTTGCAACAATCATTTCGTCCGAATATCTTACCGGACCTATCTGCTCCTGATGGAAAACATCACCAGAAACGCAAACAATGTCTGGTTTCTCTTCTTCTGCAACCTTAATCATATAATTAAGACAATTTACTGTATCCTGTGAACGGAGATTTACCCCGTCCACTACAGGACCTTTGAACTGGCCAATATGCCAGTCAGCTGTATGTAATATTTTCATCTGCGTCCGCCTCCTCTCTGGCATTTGATACACAATGGTTCACCAAATTTATTGATTGAATACTCATAAACCTTTTCATTTATGATCGTACCGCATCTGGAGCACTGAAAATCTGCAGTTCTGTCTTCCTCTGTTTGCGGATCCGGTTCATTCGGCTCTTCCTGTTCGGGCTGGGCAAATGCTTCCTGTTGAATTTCGCCCATATCTTCATCCGGAAGTTCCGAAGTAAACGCCGGATTGTCCAAGTCACCTTCATCGATAATATTGCTATCTGTGGCAAAATCTACATTCTTAACCTCAATCTGAGGCATTCCGAACATATTGTTTACAGAATTCATACCCTGCATCAGCATTGCCTGCCGGACCTGTGGATCTGAATAATCCGGAGAGAATATTACTGTTGGAATCGCGAAATTCTTTTTTAATTCATCCTTTGTGTAAGAGCCTTTTGTCCCAAGCAATGCTCTGATGACTCTGAGTTTTGCTCCTGTCATTGCTTTTTCGGCCCATGTCTTCTTTAATAAAGCCATATTTACTTTTACCGAACGTTCAACATATCGTTCTCTATCTGCTTCGTCGATAACATAAGCTTTAACTTTCTTTCCCCATTTATCTTTCGTATCAACCCAGCTTCCTTTAAATATTTCTGCCGCTGCATTTGCCGCTTTCTTGTCTGTAATCCCCTTAACCGCCTTATCAGAAAATTCTGTACGATACTTATCTTCTTCATCCTCAAGACAGATTTCTTTCTGGTCGACTTCCGATCTGTAAGTCCCATCCGCTTTTCTCATTGCTCCCTGTGCCTGAGCTCGATATGTGATACTATCAATTCGTCTACCGTATGTCTGATGTGGATTAAACTGAATACCAGCTGCCATAGCCAATTTGTTAAGAAGTGGTTTGGATAATGAATATGTATCCTGCCAGATATCATTTCCTTTGCTATCTGTTTTTCCAGTTTTAACAGAACCAACTTTAAAAATGTCGCCACTATTTTCGCTCAGATCAACTGCAACTTCCTCTACATGATATTTATAGAAAGGATTCAGTTGCACATCTGTTGCCGCAGGGACAAGCAAATTATGATCACTGTATGCTCTTATAACCTCTGATAAGCTTCCTGAAATTTCCTGCATGTACTTGATTACCTCCTAAATCTGTGATAAAATGACGGTGTTCTTTAAAAAATGAGGCCCAACCTGTTTTTTAAAGTTCTGACCCAAAAGCCTCGGATGCGGATTTATGAGTGCCGTCTACACTTCATATCTCCTTTAAGCATCTGGGGCTTTTAATATGCATCTCCTACAGCGAATCTGGTCAATGCGTATACCCACACCCACATGAGCGGGATTGCTATCCATTCGGATCCGAGTTCTGCGCTTCCCCTTATTGCGCAAAGCATATCGCTCAGATATCCGAAGAAGATAAGGCTGACTGCTGTAGGAACGATGTAAACCATCAACCTTTTCAAGAAGCGAATTCTCTTTTTTATTTTCGCTCTTTTCTTTTTTTTGGAATATTTCTCATACTCCTTCTCATTAAATTCTCGCACCACGGACAGATATATCCGTGTTTTGGAATCTTCTGTAATGTACTGATGTTCCACATTCTTTCGCACATCTTGCACTTTGCGTACATCCATTATCTTGCCTCCTTATCAATTAAGATCAATTCTTTGGCGATAACGCTCTGTAATGCGCATCTGTCCATTTCATGCCAGCTGATCGGCACCGGACTGTTATCCAGCGCATTTAAAATTCTCTCAGCAGTTGTATGATATTTCTTCATATCTTCTGTTGTAAGCAATTTCGCACCTCCTTCATCTATGCTGTCTTCTCTGCATCAATCTGGGTTACAAAAATTCCAAGATCAACACTTTCCATATTGTTCAGTTCCTCCAGAAGCTCTGCGTCTGATGTAATTCCATAGTTCTTTTTTAATTTTTCTTTTAATTTTTCTTTAAGGTCCATCAAAACACTTCCTTTTAATTATCTGAATCCGAAATATTAAGATAATCGCTGATTCTTCTTCTGATTTCTATGCTGGTATTCTTTCCATTTAAAGTTGATGAAAGATAGCATCTGGAACAGCCAAGTTCTTCGGCCAAATCATTGACAGAGATATCATTCTGAATCATTGCTATTTTAGCCTTCTTGCACCAAGGAGATAATTTCTTCTGCATCAAATCTCCTCCCCTCATTTCAAAGATTTTTCAATCCAGTTTTTCAGATTCTGAGTCACCTCATTAACCTCATCCAAGGTTGCTATAATCTTCTCTAAATCCGGCTTTTCGTCCTCTGTAATAACTCCATCTGCCGTAATATCCAGCAGGAGTTCTTTGGCTTCGTTGATCTTTCGGAATGAGCACAACGCCCTGAGTGCAATCCTATCAATATCCTGATTCTCGATCTTTGGCATTCCTTTTCCCAGAGGGCACATTTCCCGGCAATAATTACCTTTTAATTCAGGAGCTCTATAGATATCAGCCATCAGAAGCACTTCCTCCGGATAAGGGATAACGCTGCCAAGTTCTATTCGTGCAAGCCTTGTCCGGTCAACACCAAGTTCCTCAGCAGCTCCTTCGCGGCTACTTAACCGTTCGTTGAACTTTGCCGCCTCGTACCGTGCCTGACAAAACATATTACCAGCAGCTTTTGTAGCATATTTTGACATTTTTGTTTCCTCCAAATAGTTGTAAACTACTTATATAAAATATTTCTTATGACTATCGCTACACGAAACGTGTTGCTATTTGGCAAAAAAAATACTTATATCCGATTCTGGAAACGCATTTTTAAATTTAACAATAAAATTATAACTGGGCTTTCTTTGACCATACTCTATTTTTTCATAGAAAGAGGTTGATACCCCAATTATTTTAGCTATATCCATTGTTGAAAGTTCTTTTTCGGCACGGAATTTTGCTAAATTACTGTTTCTCATTTTGCTCTCCTTTCTACACGTTTTGTGTGATTTTATGTTTAAATATTACTACACATTTTGTGTAGTGTCAATACTTTTTCTACACATTTTGTGTTTTTTGTTTTTACCACACAAAATGTGTGGTAAAATGGATAGCATGGAGGTTCTTATGAAAGATATTGGAAAAAGTATCAAGTATTACCGTGGTCAATGTCACATGACCCAGAAAGAATTGGCAGAGAAATTGCGATTATCTCCAAGCACAGTCGGTATGTATGAACAAAATAGAAGGATGCCCGATGTTAACATATTAAGGGAATTAGCAAGTATTTTTAATATTTCTATAAATGACATATTAGGTGCTCCAGACAATACTAATCTTATGTATTGTAGCGAAATTACTAACCGTATTTTAAACCTTGATAAAAACTCTTCTAAAAACATAGAAGAATTAAAGCCTTTATTACAAACAGAAATATTGTATGGATATTGTACTAACTTAGATCTTTTCTTGTCTGATATCTATACTATTTCAGATTTTTATGGTGTTTCAGACGAATATATCATGGGCGGTTCAGAAATTGATAAGAAAACTTATAATGATTCTCTTGATGAAGTCGCCCAAAAATTTTTAGATGTATTTCTCGAATTAAATGAGGATAATCGAGACATTATCATCGGCGATATGAAAAAGTTATTAAAAGAGCAGAGGCGCGAAGAAGCTCTTTCTACTATAATGGTTCATAAACAAGCAAAATAATAAGCTTCGAGTGGTACCGAAGCAGGAAAGGAAAATAAACTATGAAAAAGAAAAGTATTATTATATTTCTGTCTTGCTGTTCCTTATTGTTTGCAAATAATAGTTCTTCCATATATATATTTGCCAAAGACGAATCTTCTTCTGCGTCAGAAGATAGCTCCGTCATAAATATAACTGAAGACAATTTAACTCCTGACATATATGACGGCAAAGACTATTCTGCCAAAATACAACGTACCTTTTACGAAAACGGTTATTATAACATAGAAATAATGATTGATAATAAATCTTCAGATTCTATAATATTCACCTTGGATAATTCTGATGTGGATGGTTTTCAAATTTCTATGGGGATGTCTTGCAATACGATAAATTCTGGTAAAAAGGGAGTTGTTAAATTTGGCTTTCAAGAACAAGAATTTACAGATTACGGAATTGAGGATTTTGATTATTTAAATACTGTTTTTGGCGTATTTGCATCTGAAAATGCACCTGCATATCCTTTATGTATAAAAAAAGAGGTATTTATGAAAGATTCTAATGGAAATTCAGTTTCCGTTTCATCCTCTAAATTGCAGCAAAAAATTGATGAGTTAAACAAAAAAATTGAAAGTCTTGAAACCGAAAATCAAGAATTAAAAGAACAATTATCAGAATATAAAAATGTTACACCAGAAAATCAAACATCTACCGAAATATCAGAAACGGTTCCTGCAACTTCTGATAATGAAAATGATCAACGATTGATGAATGCTGTCGTAATGACTGCCGATGTATATAATGGTTCTAATACGCAAATAATTGGTCAACGCGCATTCATTACCATTCCAAAGGAGGTATTGAAACAAATTTCGGAAAAAGGCTATGTCAATTTTCTTAATGCCAAAGTAAAGGATAGCGGTTACAATTGGTTTTCTATCATCTGTGATGATGGTACGGGGATTTGTTTCGCCGGTTCTTTTACTGGACTAGGAACATACGGAAAAATTAATAATGAAGGAAGTGTTACTGAAACTATTGGTAACATTTCAGTAACTGAAAATGGATATGAATATGAATCAATCAACTAATTGAAGGTTTTATATGAATATACAAAAACGAATCAAATCTCTCCGCACTGAATCAGGTCTACGCCAGTCTGAGTTGGGAAAAGCTGTAGGAGTTTCTGCCCAGGTAATCTCGAATATTGAGAGAGGCTATACCAAGCCATCCACCGAACTGGTTAATCGGTGCGCAAAATATTTCGGTGTGCCGGCAGATTATCTTCTTGGCCGGACCACTGAAAAATATTCTACAACAGAGCAAAAAGAAGCTCCTGCTCTTTCTGCAAAAATAAAAGACCGGATGGATCAGTTGCAGCTGAACCCGTCCGATCTGATCACTAAATCAGAAATTCCCGAAGATTCCTTTGAGGATATCATGACAGGAACAGTTATCCCAGGGATAGATGTTGCCGGCAGGCTCTCTAAAGCCCTTGATACTTCCATAGATTATTTAGTAGGGAATTCTGAATACAGCTGTGTCATTGCTTCAGAAGACGAACAGGATATCATCCTGCGGTACCGTCAGTTATCCAAGAAGGGAAAACGTATCTTTTTGGGAATGATGGAGAAGATGGAAGAAGAAAAAACAGAATAGTATATTTAACTGGGGAACCGTTGGGGTGTTATGTCAGCCGCCGGACACTTATGTGAAAGGAGGCTGGTGCTGATGGTTACATATGGAGATCTTTTTACCTTTGTAATTATGCTTTGTGCAGTTGTAACTCTTGTTATCAATTTAATGCATAAAAAATAGCGCCCCTGCTCTGGTAAAGTAAGGCGCTATTTTTTAGTTACTACTCTATCCGGCGGTCAGGTGTGCACTGACCAACGGTTCTCTTGTTAAGTACATTATATCTATTCATATACTTTTTGTCAAACAGATATTACATATATTTCAACAAAGGAGCATCCATATGGCACGAAAGAGAACTAATCTAATCGGCAACACTCCGTCTGTACGCGAAACAAAAGTCGCTATATATATTCGAGTTTCTACCATTCATCAGGTAGACAAAGACTCTATCCCCATGCAGAAAAAGGATTTAATTGCATACTGCCAGCTCATCCTCGGAACCGATAATTATGAAATTTTTGAAGATGCAGGGTATTCTGGAAAAAATACAGACAGACCAGCATTTCAGAATATGATGGGGAGAATCCGAAAGGGCGAATTCACTCATGTTCTGGTTTGGAAAATAGACAGGGTATCCAGAAATCTATTGGACTTTGCGGAAATGTATGAGGAGCTGCGTTCGCTACGTGTAACCTTTGTAAGTAAGAACGAACAATTTGATACCTCAACTGCAATCGGAGAAGCCATGTTGAAAATCATATTGGTTTTTGCCGAGCTGGAAAGAAACATGACATCTGAGCGAGTAACAGCAACTATGATATCAAGAGCTAACAGTGGCCAATGGAACGGTGGACGCATTCCTTTTGGATATAGTTATGATCCTAAAGAAAAAGTCTTTTTCATACGTGAAGACGAAGCCTCCATTTGCCGTGAATTAAAAGATCTTTATCTGCTTAATCGGTCACTTGCTTATGTCAGCAGAGCTTTGAACGAAAAAGGATATAAAACACGAGCTGGGGTAAGCTGGTCCCCTCATTCAGTATGGATCATCGTCTCAAGCCCTTTTTATGCAGGAATCTACCGATATAATCGATACAAAGGAGTAGAAAGCAGAACAATCAACCCGGAAGAAGAATGGGTTATGATTCAAAATCACCATCCGGCAATATTTACACTGGAAGAGCATCAAGCAATGAGAAGTATTATGAAATCTAACAAACGAAATATGGACAATCTTCCAGGAAGGGTTCATCTTTCTACAAAAACACATATCTTCCAAGGAATTATGTATTGTGATAAATGCGGCAGTAAGATGGTGTCTACCCCTGGCAGACTTCATGTTGATGGATATCGTACTTCAAACTACGGTTGTCCTTTAAGACGCAACACTAAAAAATGTAATAATCCTACTGTAAATGATATCGTCATAGGTGAATTCGTTATCAATTACATTCTGAATATGCTCAACGCCAAGAAAACATTTTCTACAATAAATACACCAGATGAATTGAACGCTGCTCTTTTATCCGGATCTGTTTTCTCCGAAGTATCTTCTGTTGAAGAAAATGGGCTTAATAGCTTTTTTAATCTCCTGTCAAGATATGGTTCTGACAGATCTTATATTTTTTCAGTCAAGAGCCCACGAAAGAAAAAGGCAGCTGTTGATCCGGAACTTTCAAAACTTAGAAAAGAAAAAGAAAAGCAGGAGCGAGCACTCCAGCGTTTACAGGACCTTTATTTATATTCTGAGACTTCCATGTCGGAAAAAGATTTTATCATTCGAAAAAGTGAAATCTCATCTCATTTAGATAATATCAACAGGCAATTGGGGCTTATGACGCAAGATCAAGCCTCCTTCCTTTCAGATGAAGAATTTATTAAGCAAGCCAGTCATTTACTGATTCAAAAAGAATTAAAAAATAAAAAATATATCTATTTCAAAAAACTGGTCAGCACTGTGGATCCAGATATTTTAAAAGCATATATGGAAACTATTCTCGACTCCATCTACACAGCCGACGGAAAGATTACTGCTATTACATTCAAAAATGGGCTAACTCATAGATTCATATATAAAGACAAGTAA